TTGTGATTCCGTTGGGGTTCGAACCCAAGACCCACAGCTTAGAAGGCTGTTGCTCGGAATATCAATAAATATCTAAGCAATAGTAGCTTACACTACAGGTGAATAATCGTTTTGCGGCAATTTTGCGTCATTTAATGCAAGCCTATTCCACAGAATATACAAATATAATTTACATTATCTTTTCTTTTTCTGCTGATATTCTACAATGAGGAGCTGCTTTACATCAGTTAAATCCAACTCTAAGTCACGATAAGTAGGATTAAAGGAACGCAAAATAAGTTTTCCGTCATCCATATTCAAGTCAATGATGCGCTTCAACAGAATACCTTCTTTGTGAACTATGATATATTCCTTTCCGTCTATATGCAGTCCATTGTTCTTGACCATGTAATCAGGACAGACTTTGCATATAACGATGTCTCCATTTTGGTAAGCTCTAGACGAGCCATCATCCATAGAGTCACCGCTTACTTCGAATGCTACGTACTTCTCTTTATCTTCCTTTACGATAGGGATTGTTGGAAGTGATGAGATATATACATCATCTGCATATCCGCTGAGATAACCCGCATAAGCCATCTGAGGAACAAGAGGAACAAAGTTGACGCTTGAATTGATATTCGACTTGATGTCATCGTTGAACATCTTTCCTTCTCCGGTCTTAAGCCAGTTCAAGTTAAGCTGAGGGTAAGCCAAAGAGATATTCTTCAAGAATGTCTCGCTAGGCATATCCGGCAATCTGTTAATCGCACTGGTATAACTCTTACACTTCCGCAAGAAGAATGTAGTACTAATTCCCATCTCCGTACAGAATGGCGCAATTCTGCTTTTGTAGTTGTTGAATTTTTCAATATTAGCCTCCGGCTGCAACATTTCACCAGCTCCATTAGCTAGCCAATCCATATTAAGATCTGGAAATTTAGAATTCACTCTATAAGATACCCTTGCCGTGAACACACCATTTTTCCCTATGATTGGAAAGTTAGAGGCCACATCGGCTTTGTCGCAAAATTCACGTTTGGTAATTCCTTTATATTTAAGATACTCACGCAGTCTAGTCTTTGCGTTTTCGTTTTCGCTTACCTTTATAGGTGAAGAGATGAACATTTCCCCCATTCCTGTCCTAATATAACTTGGATTTACCTGCGGAAATTTTCTCGTTATAGCTTGCAAGCTTTTGGAAGATACACGATTAGTTATACGGCTTACGAAGCCATGTCCTAAGCCTACGGTATCCTCGAATTTTTCATTAGAAGTGTAACCCAAAGCAGTGATTACAGCCTTCAGTCTTTCGTATGCACTATTCATAACCTAAAATTTAATACGCAGTAAGCGCATGTGTAACTTAATTTATGTAAAGATTTAGAGTTTAAAGATAATAAAGGTTAATATAGTATATTTAAACACTAATTTATTTGCATATTTGCGATACTTTTCTTATCTTTGCACTCGTAAACATTAAATATGTTGCAAATATACATAAAAATATCGTAACTTGCAAGAAATTTAATATATTTTTTGTAATATTACATAAAAAGGTGAGACACACCATAAAAACTGTAGAAAGAAAATGTCATTAAGCGAGATTAAGCAATTAGTATCTATAGCATTTCAAGCTGGGCGGATGGATGCCCAATTTGATATGGGCTTGCGTTCCGACAGGATACGCAGAAAAGATGCCGAATGCTATCTTGCATCTAAAGGATTCGAAAAGCAGATGATTGACAAATGGGTCAAGAACAGACTAATGAAAGAATATGTAGGCGATTGTAAGAACTCACCTAGATATTATTCCCTTAAAGAAATCAATGAACTTGTTGTTTCTTGTCAGATAAAGAAAATGATTATTTAAAATATACGACTATGGCAGAGAATAAGGCAGCGAAGCCTGTAGAAGGGCAGAGCGTAGAAATTAAGGATTATGAGTTTCGCCTCCTTGATGCAGATGAGATAGAAGTCCGTGTTGGTCAAGGTGGTAATCAGAAGTCACCGGACTGGTGTTCCTTGCTCCTTTACAAAGACGCAAGATGTGACATGAGACGATTAGATGAGAAGTTCGGCATCTATGGATGGAAACGTAAGCATGAGCTTATTGGTCAAAACCTCTTTTGTACGGTTTCCGTTTATAAAGAAGGCATCGGTTGGATAGATAAGCAAGATGTTGGTACGCCAAGTAACACCGAAGCCGTTAAAGGCCAAGCTAGCGACTCTTTCAAGCGTGCTTGCTCTTGTTTAGGTATCGGTCGAGAATTATATACCGCTCCCAAGAAGATATTCGTTAACCTTAACCGAAATGTTGAATATTCTTCGAGCGGAAAGCTGAAGACGATTTTCCATGTAGGATATGTGGGCTATACTAACAGATGTATTACAAAACTTATCATTCAAGATGAGAATAACATTGTACGTTGGTATTGCGGTATGACCGAGCAAGAAGTTCTTGAATGGATGAATAATCAGAAAGAAGTATATGGTTACTCTGAACCAGCTCCAAAGAGCGAGGAAGAAAAAGACGAAAATCTTAATGAGCAAAAACAATATGCTTATCCACAATTGCAACAGGCTCAAATTTGGGAGGAAGTAGATAGAGTTTGGAACGGATTCCCAGACCTTCAGAAGTCCGAAGAGTTTAAACGCAAATGTGCATTACGAAAGATGGAACTCGCACAGAGCAAGGAGGATTTAAAAGCAGTTTATGATGCTTATCCCGAATATCAAAAGAATGCAGAGTTCTTAGCTAAGTTGACACAATTTAAATCAAGATTAGTATGATACAATTGAATAACAGTGGAGTTCTTTATGAGGACTCCACACATCAATACTTTTATGATGGTCGTGAATTAAGTGGCATTACAGGTATGCTTCATCAGTATGTATTTCCCAATATGTACTCTAACGTAAGCGAAGAGGTATTGAAGAAAGCTGCCGAAAAAGGCACTATTATCCATGAGCAGGTAGAGTTGTTTGCTTCATTGGGTATTGAGCCAGCCTCAGAGAGTGTCAAGGCTTTTGTCGCTTATATTAAAAAGAATGGATATGAGATAATTGGTAGCGAATATGTCCTTCGTGTCGGAGAAGACCATGCAAGTGCAATCGACTTGGTGATGCACAAGGATGATGCACCGGACGATGAGGTCGAGATTTGGGATATTAAGGGTACTTATTCCGTTAATAAGGAGTATGTGCGTTGGCAGAACTCGATGTATAAGTTCGGTTTTGAAACATTGAATCCTCATCTGAAGGTTACACGTATATGTTGTATGTGGTTGCGTGATGACGAGAAGCGTGGAACAATCTGTAAACTCATCCCATTAGGCAAGCCAAGACCTGCGAGCGATGTTAAAGAATTGTTCCGATGCGAGAAAGAAGGTCGTTTGTATAGTGATGATACAAAAACACCTTATTATATTATAGATAACGAAATCGCACTCATGGACGTTCAAGAGCGCATTGCTAAATTGCAAGAACAGGAAAAGGAGTTGAAGGCAGCTATCTTTGATGGTATGTCAAATGACAACCTCACGTCTTATAAAACTTCAATTTACACTTATTCCTTGAAGTCTGCTTCTGAGAGGGTTACGTTAGACACGAAGGCTTTTGATGCGGATGACGAAGAAGCTTACAACCATCTATTGAAAAAGTATAAAAAGGTAACTAAGGTAAAACCTAGTTTGACTTTGAAAAGAGTTGGATAATTTATTGTTTTATTAAATATTATAAGTTATGGCAAATAGTTATAAAGGTAAGATTGTTGCTATCGAAGGCATTCAGTCTATTCAGAGACAAGGTAAAGAACCATTTGAAAAGAGACGTTTGATGCTTGATGCAACACGTTTCGATGGTTTGACAGGTGTACGTGGTTACGAAAAGCGCATCATCTTTGATTTCAGTGGAAAGAATGTTCATGTTCCAGATGGTTTTAATGTCGGGGATATTGCTGAAGTATTCTTTGACGTTGAATCTTATCAAGGGATAAAGAAGGATGGCACAACAGACTGGTTTACATCTGTTCGTGGCTACAAGATGCAAAAGATTGAATCACATAACAATGCGCCACAAGGTGGCATGCAAGCTGCTGCTAATAATCCTTTTCCTCCACAAGCTCCAGCCGCAGGTGCAGCCCCAATACCACCAGCGCAGCCGAGTGGCACTAACGCATCTAATGCGCCATTTTAAACTTATTATGGTGGAGAATTAATTTTCTCCACCTTTCATTAAAGAAAGATGGTATATAATATGTTGAATCCTGTCGAGCTAGAAAAGTTCGAGGAACGAGCCAAGGCAATGATAGCCAAAGCTAAGAAACTACAAGGTGATTATTATAATGAGAAGTTCTTTGTTGTTGACCTTAAAGAGAGACAACAATCTAGGACAATCCAGCAGAATGCTTATCTGTGGGTAACAATCACTTACGTAGCTATCGAAGAAGGATATACTAAGGACTATATCGAACAAGAGTTCAAACGTGTAAATAAGGATGTTTTTCTTAGGGAGCGTGAGAATAAGCAAGGCAAGACCTTCCAATATTGGAGGCACATACCAGACCTTGACAAAGAAGAAATGTCTTTATGTATAGACAGATGGCTTCATCATTGCTCTATGGAAAGAGGATTATACATACCGACCCCACAAGACCATGCTTATATGGTATGGCAGACGCAGGTGGAGAGGCAAGCAGAATTAAATAAAGAGTTTCTATAGAATGCTTGGTATTGTAGCTCAGTTGGATAGAGCAAATGTTTCTTAAAAACATTAGGTCGTGAGTTCAAGTCTCACCGATACCACATTCTCTAATATAAAAAATAAAGAATATGAAATCATTAACAGGAAAGTATTTTATCGTAGGTGTTCGTTATGAGAAAACTCTAGAAGACGGAACGAACGCTAAAACTACAGAACAATATGTTGTAGATGCCTTGTCATGGACAGAATGCGAGGCTAAGACAACCGAAGAAATGACAGTTTACACAAATGGTGACATGGAAATTGTTACTATGAAGAAAGCTAGTTTCTCAGAGTTGTTCCTTTCAGAAGTTGATAGCGAGGATAAATACTACGATTGCAGTATTAACATGATTACTATTGACGAAAAATCAGACAAAGAGAGGAAGACTAAGGTTCGTTATCTTGTGCAGGGTGATACCATTGAAAAGGCTCGCAAGAATGTTGATGAGATTATGGGTAAGACTATGATTGATTACAATATTACAAGTCTTAAGGAAACATCAATCATGGATGTATTCTTGCATATGGATAAACCAAAGGAGTAAAGCTTTTCATTTTTCTAAATATTTAATTGGTTTGAAATTCCCCTTATGGGGTGGTGCTGCTTAGTTCAATGGTAGAACGTCCGCCCAAATCGGAAAAAGGTTGTGGGTTCGACCCCCACAGCAGCAACTATGACTTTTGGTTTGATAAAGGATAAAGATTATGGGATATTATGATAGATTTAACAAAGGAGGAAAGAAGCCTAAACACCAAAGGAGCGAGAAGCAAAAGTGGGTTGACAAGCTAGATAGGCTTATGTCGGTTTATATCCGCATGAGAGACTCTAGAGAGTTTCACTATAAGTACTTCAGATGTATCAGTTGTGGACGAATATTACCAATCGACCAAGCCGACAATGGGCATTATTGCGGACGAACTCATATGAGCTTGCGCTTTGATACACGTAATCAGAATGCGGAATGCAAACGATGCAACAGATTCTCTTCTGACCATCTTATCGGTTATAGAAAGAATTTAGTAATGAAGCTAGGAAGATTGGCTTATCTGCAAAAGCATCCTCACATTCCTTTGGATATGGATGAAGTAAAACGACTTGGTGAGCAGCAAGTTGATTTATTGGAGATAATGAAACATCAAGCAAAGAACTGGTCTGTGTTTGAATTACAAGAACTCTACAAATACTATGCGGCTCTTATTCTGAAAATGAATGAAGAAAAAGATAATGAATAAAGTTTAAAGTATGTTATATAACAAACAATAAACACTAAAACGCTTGCATTATTAAATTATTCTTTGTATCTTTGCAATCGTATTCGGTGAGACACACCATAAAAACTGTAAGGTCTTCTCTAAGGGCTTTTGTTATGCATAAGACTTGTGCATTCCTATATAGTAACAAAAGTGATTTCATATTATTTGTGAAATGAAGTTTAAATTAAGACCATATCAAGAAGAGGCAAGCAAGAAGGCTGTTGAGTTTTTCTTGGATAAGAAGAAAAACTGGAACGCTCTGGAAGTGCTTCCTACTGCATCGGGCAAATCATTGATTTTAGCAGATATAGCTGCTAGGCTCAAGGATAAAGTGCTTGTGTTCTCTCCTACTAAGGAGATTTTGGAACAAAACTACAAGAAGTATTGTTCTTATGGATTTGATAATGCCAGCATCTATTCCGCTAGCTTTAAATCAAAAGAAATCAGCGATGTTACTTTTGCTACAATTGGTAGCGTGAAAGGACATCCCGAATTGTTTACAGACTTTAAATACATATTAATTGATGAGGTTCATTTAGTAAAACCTGAATCCGGCATGTATAAGGAGTTTCTTGATAAATTAAAGAGTAAGGTCATAGGTTTAACCGCAACACCTTTCCGTTTGTATTCCTATCAGAACTATGGTAGCATACTGAAGTTTCTGACAAGAAGTAGAGACAAGATTTTCAAGGAGCTTATTTACTATGTTCAAGTTGAGGATATGGCAAAAAACGGATATATCAGTCTTCCGAACTATTACAAATGCCCGCCACCACAATGGAACGAAGGAAACTTGCAGCTCAATTCAACTTGCCGTGATTACACTGACCAAAGTGTCAAGCAAGAATATGAACGTGTAGATTTGTACGGATGGCTAGTTAGTATTGTTAAAAGATTGCTTAATCCTAAACGAGGTGGACAGCGTAAAGGTATCTTGGTTTTTACGAAGTTCGTTAAGGAAGCTCAGATGCTGACCTATTCCATACCTAACTGCGAAATGGTTTGCGGAGAGACTCCTCCAAAAGAACGTGAAGCAATCATCGAGCGTTTCCGTAATGGTCAGACTAAAGTATTGGTAAATAGTCAAATATTAGTCGTAGGTTTTGACTATCCGGAGTTAGATACGGTCGTGTATGCAAAGCCAACACGCTCATTAGCGCAATACTATCAAGTTGTAGGAAGACTTCTTAGACTATCAAAAGGGAAACAGCCTTGGTTTGTTGACCTCTGCGGTACTTATGAGAGGTTCGGGAAGGTTGAAGACTTGAAATTGCTAGATCAAAACGGCAAAGGAAAGTGGGTAATAATGAGTGGAAATAAACAATTAACAAATACATTCTTTTAAGATATGGTAGTAAAATTAGATGAAAAAGCATGTAGCTTGGATGCTGATGAATTAGTCGCTTTCGTCCGTCTTTCATTTAATGCTGACAAAGACGGATATGTATATGGAAGCAACAAAGAATTATCGGAAAAGATAGGCATGTCGGTGGCAAAGGTAAAAAAAGCTATTGAGGGGCTATTTGAGAAACAAATGTTATCTATCGGTAGCGGAAAAGTCTTTATTTGGAAGCATGAAGACAACATAGAATTTGCTGAAGGTGAAGAATCTAAACCACACAAGAACGAACCTGAACGAATAGCATTGAACAACGTCCCTAGTGTACAACAAGTGGATGATAAAGCAAAGAAGGTTTGCGAATATTTCAATAAGGTTATCGTTGGAAGAGGAATGCCTCTTGTTCATGCCTTGACTTCGAAGAGAAAGTCAATGATTAATTCACGACTTAAAGAATATGGGAGTGAGCAGATGAAACTTGTGATAGATAAAGCAGCCGCATCTGCATTTCTTAATGGTAGCAATGGGTGGATGGCAAGTTTTGATTGGATTATGAGACCAAACAATTTCGTTAAAGTATTGGAAGGAAATTATGATGACAGAAAGCAAGGAACTAATAAAGATGCAGAGCAAGGCTATTATCAAGAGTCAGCCAACCTCGTGCAGCGTCTCAATCAACAGAGAAAAGCAACGAATATTCAATGAGTATGGAATGTTCGATAACATTCTAATGTCTTTCTCTCCATCAAGCCAAGTAGGTAGTAAGATGCCTATCGGAAAAGCTTTTAAGAGCAACGCACCAACACTAACCTATCTTGACCTGTGTTATGGAGAAGGAAGTGCAATAACATGGCTTGTAGCATGGATTTCTGATGTCTATGGTATTTGTGGCTTTGTTAATAATGAGGTTACGGACAATATTAAGATAATGACAGCGAATGCTATAAAGGATGAGTATTATTTCCTTAATCTGAATGAACTGATTACTTTCTTCAAGATGTTTATTGCCGGAAAGTTTGAAAAGTTCTACAAGAAGCCAAATCCGCAAGTTATAACAAAGAGCTTGAATACTTTTTGCTCCCATCGCATAGATGCCATAAAATCTGTAGAGGCAAATATACAGAGAGAAAAGGAGGCTAAAGAGGATGAGACTATCAAGCTAAATGCCATCACTTATGAAGAATGGTCAGCAAGAAAAAAAGCTAAAGGCGAGGAAGTTAATCTGGAACTTATTGAAGACGAGAAAGGCAACAAGCTTTTTCGGGTTAAAGCCCCTAAAACAGATGCTCGGTTAGACTCGGCTTATATGATAGTCAAGAATACAACAAATGCAGATTTCAATGCTTTAAGCAAGCTGAGGGATTGCTTTATCAAGAAATATGATATAGACCCATACGACTTGATTAGAAGTTTAGGGAATAAAAAACTTAGAGAATATGAAGAAAGAAGAAATTGTCAAGGCAATCATTAAGAACCTTAGAGATGTAAATGGCAAAAAGTTCCGCAAGGATGACGTTCAAGCCATTGTGAATTTTTTTATAGACCTCACCAAGCAGTCGTTACGTAATAGAGATAGAGTAACAATACGTAGCTTTGGAACGTTTGTGGTACGACACAAAAATTCCAAGCCAATCAATTGCGTGCGAACAGGAGAGAGAACGATGACTAGGGAGAAAGACCATGTGGCTTTCATCCCCTCTAATGATTTTGATTTAGATTCAATAGTATAAAAAAATGGAGATAGCAGAAATAGAACAGATTATAGAGGCTTGCAACTTCGATGTTGCTAGCCAAACCCAAAGGGCTGAAACATTCAACGTAATTGACGCTATTGTAGAAATGCGCAAATATGAAGGTCGTTTCAATGCCAAGCGTTGGGAATATGAAAATGTTAATGGACGTGGTACGATAGAAGTGTATTCTAAACTCGTTACCGGAACACTAGAGGACAAATTAGCGGAATTTGCTATTACATTATTCTCTATGGCCAATAAGTACAAGATGAATGTCAAATCGTTGAGGCTAGACCCAGACTCAATGAGAGACCGTTCCTTTGAAGACTTGATGATGTCTATGCTGAAGATAGAAATGACGCATTACCGAGTATTCAAGAAGATCATAATATTGATTGGCATGCTTTGCGGATATTGTATGATGAACGGAATTGATTTGTTGTGGTTCGTAAACAAGAGACTTTTGATAAACATTAAATAGGATAAAATATGAAGAAGTTAAAGTTAGTTTTTACGAGTACGGATTTCGCATCTTATACGAAGAGTACTATGAGTATGTTATGCAAGGTTCTGCTACGAATTCCTTACCTTGTACTTGTAGGCATAGTTAGTACTATATGCTCGCTTGCTAAGTGTATTGTAAGGTTCTGCAAGGAGAACACAAAGGCAGCGGTAATTATCGGTTTTGTTCTTTGCTTTATGGCTATGTTTGTTGAGTTTGTCTATTTTAAGATTCAACTTGCAAAGAGTTCATATCAGACAAGTGAACTAATTAAGCGAAACTATGAGCTGGAGCAAACCGACAGATACGATATAGGCTTCCATGATGCGATGGCAAAGAGCAAGGAAATGCTTACTCAAAATATTAAGCCATGACAGATGAATTTAAAAATGCCTTTACGAGGGCACAAGCCTTACAGAGAAGGTTTAACCCAGATTACATGAACTCCTTTTCGATAGCGACTAAATACGATAGCTATTACGAGGAATACATGGAGATTGAATTGAGAACAGATAACGATAAGTTCTTTATTTCTACATTGACATGCGTTTACGAAGAGGATTATACTCTAAGATTAGACGAATTAGAAAAAACAATAGATAAATTATTAACAGATGAAGACAATGAATAAAAAAGTTATTTTTGTAAGCCTGTTGGATGTTATAAGTATTCCATCTGGTAATGAGCATCCTGTAGATATTACAGATTTTCAGCTAAAGCACGATTTCTTTAGAGCGTTGCAAGCAGATGATAATATAGTCCGTGTCAATATCTTAGGATATGACAAGAACCAGGTAATGTATTCAAGCGATATAACATTCAAGAAAATGGTATCGGTTATTACATACGAAATTGCCATGTTTGCTGATAAGGCGGTAATTCCATATTGCTCTACTGATAATATTGATGATACTTTTGTTGATGCTGCTAAAAGCACCGAGAGTATAGAGTTTCTCAAAGACAAATCTAATTGGCTGATTATTGGGAACGATGATCTGGCTGATAAATTTGGGGTTGACAATATAACAATGGAGGATTTCGTCAATGGAGAACTTGGAGAATATTCTGAAGGAGCTAAGGCAGCAGAAAAGAGATAAACATATTAAACCGGAAATCTTGACCTTAGCAACCATAAATAATAGGTACGGAAAAGACCCGTTACCTGAGTTGCGTAATTTATGGGCAAAAGGACTGGTTAAGAATTGTAGAACTTTAAATGATTTAGGCTTTATATACAATGGATAAGGAGTTAACAAAAAAGTTAGTTGCACAAGGCAAGGCTTATGTACTTGACTTGCGAGGTGGTAGTGTCCCTTATAAGGAAGGTATTGCAGCGGCAGTTGATTTTTACTGTCCACAAGATGTAGTATTGAATATGCCTTGGGTGAAAATGGGTAGAGGTCATATCAATCTATCTTTAGGAATTGAACTTCCTAAAGGTGTTGGTTTGGATATTCGTTCACGTTCTGGCTTTACTGATAAAGGTATGCTTGTAGATGTTGCTTTTATTGGCAAGAACGAAACACAAGTTGGTTACATGACTAATGTTAGAGCGGATCTTGATATTTGTCTAAGTTTGATCGATGAAGACTATAGGGACGATATTGGTGCGATTTATAGAGTTAATTCCGACCGTTATATGCCGACAAAGGATAGCAAATTTAAACTAAATTCAGATTACGAATATTATGTTTTCGTAGTCAAGAAAGGTACTCGTATTTGTCAGGGTGCATTCCGCAAGGTAGAAAATCCAGATTGCATACTTGGAGAGTTGAATATGGAAAATAATCGTGGAGGAGGATACGGACATGGTGGAGCAAAATAACAATGGGTGTAGCGAATATTCTAACAAGTATATCTTTGAGATTAGACATTTGGCAGACATGATTGAATGCAAGGATAATGCTGCTTTTGTTTCATCTCTAAAGGAGGACTTCGGAAAGCTCGGATTATTTTCAAGCGCAGCCAATTTCCTTCGCCTTATGTATGAGATTCGAGCATCTACTGAAGATAAGGAAACCTTACGAAATCATATCAGCGTAATGGCGATGGAAGCCTTGCTTACGCTCTCTTGGTATATTGTTTCTGATTATAACGACATCATCGGGTCGCAAATCGAGCTTTTCAAAACCAAGAATAAGCGGTATGGAAACGCTTTCTCGGAATGTTTCTCTAAGGATGGTTATCCGTATGCATTCGGTCATTTGCAAGAGAAGATTAATCGTATTTGCTCTTTGCTTACTTTGAACGAGGATGCTAAAGAAGAACCTATTCTTGACAGCTATAAAGACTTGTTGGGTTATTGCATTTTAACTCTTATCGAAATAAAATGAGATACCGAATAACAAGAATAGAAAAAAGTTATCAATGGGCAGAGTTCGTTTGAGCACTGCTCGTTGATAGTTTCTAACATAGAAAAGTTTAGGAAACAAATAGATGCAGACGAGGTTTACTTCGTCTAAGAAATGTTGAACTAAAAACAGAAAAGAATGAAAGAATCAGACATTGAAATGAATCTAAAGAAAATCATGGAACGCATAAAATGGATTAGAGAAACTAAGGCCATCTTATCCAAGGAAGAAATAAGCCTTTCCGTTCCATTGATGCAAGATTTGGCGCAAGTAGGCAATATTTACGATAAATTTATGAGCTATCATGCCGGACGAAATTCCACAATGGTACGCAAGCAATTTATCTTTGTTATTCTTTATCTTTATTCTCCTAGTGCCCTTGGCGGTTCTAAGATGAGAAGAGGGTTAAGAGAAAAAATCGCTAAGGTTTTGGGGTGTACATGTTCTAATGTAAGCCATGATTACAAAAACATCAGTTTCTATTATGTTACTTACCGAAGTTTCCGTAATGACGTGAATGAGATATTGGATAAGCTATTAATGGATTTGGGGTTAAAGGAGATAGGGGAAGCTTAGTCTTCCCCCTCTTTGTTTTTGTTCTCCTCTTCCTTTTTATTCATTTTTGCACCAGTAGCTTTCATGATAGCCTTCAGAGCTTCTTCAAAGTTCAAGGAATCCTTTCCGCCATCAGGGTGTTTCTCCCACCAGTCAGGGTCAACCCAACGCATTGCCTTGTCATACCAAGACTGGTCGATGGAGGGGCTATTTTTTTTGCGAAAGGGGTAGAGCTTTTGCCCTACCCTTTCTTATTATTGTAACATCAACTGCTGTTTTATGCCTAGTCTATTTGCTTCTTTATCAAAAAGTTTTACCTTCATGAGACCTATCGTTAATACCCATATAAGCAAAAATTCCTAATATAAAAAGAATAAATAAAAGCTTAAAACAACTGTTATCTTTTTCCATATTACTAATGTTTTACTACTTCCAAATACTTCAACTTTGCGAATCGGTATGAGTGATATATGTCACAAAGATTTTTCACTTTTGAAGTGAAGCACAGAATGCAGCCTGTATAATCATCAAATCCTAAGATAATATACTTTTCCTCTACATAACCTGCTACGTATGCCCCGATGTCCTTACCTTTATAAAGAACTCGCTCACCCATATTAGCATTGAAAAATTCCTCGTTTGTCATGCGCTATTACTATTTTAGTTCATCAAAATCAAGCCACTCTATCTTATCATAGCATTCATACAGAGCTTCGATACGCTGTGTTCCGTCTCCTCTTGTGACAACCCATATTTCGTCACTCATTGCTCCATAATGAAGAGCCGTAGGATTTACGCCACCTCCACTATATCGGAACATTACCCACTTTCTTAATGGTGGCTTATCTTCTATTAGGTTGTGCCATAATGATGCAGTATTCACGTAAGGAACGTTTTCTGTGCCACAATCAGTAACATCAACCTTTTCTGTACTGAACGTTACTCCGTTAAGCTCATTGTAATCTACCTCATCTTCATTGCTACAGATGTTGAGGTAAATCTTCTTTGGTAAATTCTTTACTTTCATATCACTTAAACTTAAATAATCATTCCACTTTCGAGAATTTCTCTTATAGCTCTACCGCTGTGTCGTACACGTTTTCCACCGCCAATCAAATCTGTATCTAAATAGTCATCTATTTGACTCCAAATAAGAGACCCTGGTACACATAATTCAACTTTTTTCTGTTTCATACGCTACTTGAATTTAATGATAAAAAACTCAGTACCAAGCCACTTGTCGGGGCATAGACCTTTTTTAGGCTTGCCGATGGTGATACTCTCAATCTCCTTCTCAATTCGTGGACTATCCTTGCGGTAGCCATTAATGAAGAGGACGTGAGTAAAAGGACGGTAAGACGCTTTTACATAAAGTATGTCGTCTAAAGTTACATTCATAGCTACTTCAAAATAACCTATAGTCAGACGTTGAATCCAATATGGTTTTATTTCCCGATACTCCTCTGTCTTTTCGCCAGCAGAAATCATATCAAACCACTGCTTCTTGACGGACAGATGCAATACTTTCTTTTTCATACTTATATCTTATATCTATTAAACTGATTTATAATCTTTTTAATTTCACTATCACGAAGGTGTAGAAAAGGCTTAAAAGAAGGCTTTCTATATACCTTGTTTCCTATCAAAATATCGGAATCATCCATCCATTGCCAAAGATACGGTGGACGGCTATCCAAACGAGGGTCGTCAACACGATTATTGTAAGACTCTTCGCAAGATTTCCAAAACTTATTAAGTGCAATTGCATACACAGAGACAAGTGCCAACCTGCTTAATCTCTCGAATTGTTCTGCGAATAGCAGTGGTCTGAAATCGCATACACATGGAACGTTCTTCATCATTCCACCTCCTCCCAGTCTGTTGCGAGAATATCTTCGCAAGTGAAATAACTCCAACAACTTGGAAAAATATGAATGAAACCTTCCGAAGAATGTGTTGTTGCTTTATAGAAAATGTTGATATTTTTATCTTTATCTATCCATAGTTTGTCAACTATACCCCAGCCGATTCTTCTCACTTTCTTCCCTTCCTTCATTCTTCTCAGAGCCTCCGAGAAGTCAAATGTTTCCTTGCTCATAATGATTTTGCTTTAAAGTTGTAAATTGGCTTAATGACATCAATGACATCAACCGTAGGTTTGATTAACTCAACAATTTCTTCGGTTGGCTTGTATGCCATAGGTGCTTCATCAATGGTTTCTTCACAAACTGATGTGGAATAAATACCATTCATTTCATTCTTGTAAGAATCCATAGATAACTCTTTCTTTGCCTGTGTACGAGACATTAATCTACCTGCGCCATGAGGGGCAGAGCATAGCCAATCTTTGTTACCTTTTCCCTTGCAGATAAGAGAACCATCACGCATATTCATTGGGATAATGACTACCTCATCCTTTTTTGCACTGATAGCTCCCTTTCGCAATATACCCTTGTCTGTATCTATATAGTTGTGAATGGTTGTAAAAGAATACTTATCTGAATTAGCATCAATATCTACACCTAAAGCATTTACAAGTCTGTTGGCGATAATCATTCTGTTTTGTTCAGCATATTTTTGAACTATGCGCATATCATTGAGGTAGTCATTGAGCAAATCACCTTCCAAGTAAGAAAGTTCCTTGCTTATATTTTTAGTACCTAATGACTTAATAACACTCTGTATCTCATTTTCTCTGCCTTCGCTTTTTAGCTTGGCAATAACCTCCGACTTATCGGCAGCCTTCTTGTGGCAATACTGGTAAGCAAGGTTTTGGTAATAGTTGCATACCCTAACTCCAAGGTTTCTACTTCCTGTATGTATCACAAGAAACTTCTCACCCTCTTCGTTTGCATCTAACTCTATAAAGTGATTACCCCCACCAAGAGAACCAACAGAACGATATACTATATCCATCCCATTAATACTATCCCAAGAACGAAATTTACCAAACATATTGCCGTCAACTAATCCATGTATGAATGCAGAAGCTTCTTCGTTGATATTGAAACCAGATGGAATCAACGTATTGACTGCTTCGTCAAATTTCTGTAGATTAATATTAACTTTACCAAGTCTAACGACTTTCATTCCACAACCTATATCTACTCCTACGGTGTTAGGAACTACTCTTTTGTCCAGCTCTATCACCGTGCCAATAGTACAGCCTTTACCTGCGTGACAATCTGGCATTATTCTTATTTCACAACCAGAGTAAGCATCGCTATTGGATAGAACTTCTATCTGCTTGATAGCTTCATCTTCTATTGTCTTTGCAAAGACCTTTGTAAACTCATTCATATCTCATTTCTTTTTACTTGTTAAACTTATCGCCTTGGTGATGCGGTGGTCAAATGGTAAGGCATTCCGACACATCTTTCTTTTATCGTAAGATGCCCATGCAAGCAACCACTTTACATTATACCCTTTCTTTTTGTACTCCTCTTCTAAATCGAGGAAAGTACATTTATGCTTCATTATTTTCTTTGCTAATCTAATCTTCATACGCTATAATTGCTTTAATTTATTGAATATCTTGGCAAAACGGTGCATGTAATCAAAGTTAACGCTTTCACCATACTCACACACCATTCTGTTATATAGCCAACGTAGATGCTCCGCATCCTCGTGGAACTCTTTAATATCTTGTTCGTCTAAGACTATTTGTTTCTTCATACGCTACTTCTTTTTATCGAATTCATTACCAACAATAGACCATTCAGAACAGTGAGCAATAGCTGTAAAAGAAAAATTAATATTCCCAGTAACATCTGAACATTTAAAACCACATAAAGAATCATCCCATTTTACTGTGGCTACACGTTCAAAGTGTGGGCTACTTATAATATCACCTTCCCAAATTTCATTGCCCTCACAATCTTTCAGACCTGTAAACTGACAGACTGTAGAAAGGTCAACTTCTGATACATTAAATCCGTTTCTTAATATGCAAATCGCTCCATCTTCTTTATGCACCAAATCTCCTTGTACCCAAGCTCCATCCAAGAAACTCTTTGCCTTGAATTTGATATTTTCTACTTTCATAAGCTACTTATATAAAATTGTTACTCTTCTACTTTTATCAACCTTCAATATAGCATCCTTGGCTTTATCAATCGAAGAAAACAAATACTCTGGGCAAAGGTTATATGCACCATAATCCCAATAATGGATAAGTCCAAATAACAATGAATGTCTCTTATCTACACGATACGCAAAGATTGGCTCATTCCAAGAATCATAATGTATGCCTTTAACAGCCTTGCTTTTATGATACATATCTACTATTCTATATGTTGCCATAACTATATCTTTTTAAGTTTTATCTTTATTGCATTCAAATTTCTTTCACCTCCATCCCAGAAGCATGAACGTCTAAGATAGAAAGGTTGACCTTTAAGCCAAGGGAACTTATCATAGAAAGCCTTCCATTTCGCTCTTCCTGCCTTTAAAGAAGGCACTTCAATACAGCTTCTAGCATAGCAGCTACCAAAGACTAATGTATTATCACAAACGTTTTTATCCATAACTATTCCTCCACTTTTACACCGAAGGGTGTCCCATCAGCAAAGGTGAATTTTTCCTTAGCCTTATTAAAAGAAGACACAAACATCTCCCCAGGAAATGATGGTAAAAAAATAGCTCCATCGCTTGTTTCTAAGATATTCCGATAGAGGTTATTGTTCTTCACCCATCCAAAAGGCTGATGCTTTAACATCTCCTGCCAACATTCTTCTACATTGGCAAAAGGGCGGTACTTTGCTTTCGCCTTACTATCTGGCTTGATGCGATACTCTGTATTATTCCAGTACTCAATCTCCTTCATTTCCGCCCAATCATTCGGAACATCTGTACCTTCTAAGGCACTCGGTTTGGTTCTACACTCAATCACCTTTCCTTCAGCATAATCTTGCAGAATAGGATAAAATTCTTTAGCTTCTTCTCTTGTCATAATCAATCCTCTTTATATTCTTCCCATCCATTCTCCCAAGAGCCACCTGAACGGATAGCCCAAAACTCTTGTTGAGGAAGGATAGTTCCTTCTTCATCAACTAACTCCTTTCCTTTGTATTGAACAAACTCACCTTTTGAAAATGAGTTATGTCTTATCGGCTTTCCTACGCTGATAGCGAAAGCCATTGCTTCTTGCTTTGTCATATCAATCCTCCTACTCTTTAAGACCTTTAAGTGCTTGAATAATGTATTCAATAGCAGCTATTAATTTATCATCAACATTGGTAGTTAAATATTTATAATTAATTGCATAAACATTTTCCTCAGCTTTCTGTATTAATTTCTTTATATTTTCTTTATTCATAATTAATCCTCCAACTTTTCAATAGGTTTCCAATGAGATACGGGTAAATCGAACTCATCATGTGTAAAACCATTAGAATCAATGAAGCTATTTCTTTCTCCTGCTACCCTGTTCGCAATTCTTACATTGCATGGGAAATCTTTATGACAGACCAAGACAGCCTCATAATAAGGGGGAAGCTCATCCTCAACAGATACCCAGTCTGGCTTGTTGAGTTCCTTCAAAGCTTCTTCCAAACGACAAATGCAATTATTCAAATATGTCTGTCTGTTTTCATATTTGCGTAAAATTGCTAAATGTTTTGCTTCTTGTATCAGCTCTGTAACTTTCTTCTTATCCATAGTTATAAATTAAAATATTCACGTATCTGCTCACCTGTCATGTGATATACCTCAGATATTCGGCAGTCTCTAATTGGGCTATCCCATGCACTGATATATTCATCATTACAACTACCATCAGCAACACGCTCTACGGCTTCTTCTGATCCTGTTGCAAAGCCAACGCTTAAAAGTTCCTTTTCCTCGTCACTAAGCCCTTTTCCTTCCAAAGCAATATTTAGAGCGATTTGCAACTCGTCATGAGCCTTATCTGAATAGCCTATAGCCTTATCAATATGACTATTGATTGATTTCTCTTTCTTATCCATAATTCTATATTGTTTCTTGTTTAATCACTTCGTCAAGCCTTGCCCCATCTTCTGAATGATGTTGTCAATAGTTTTGCCTTGATAGTCGGCAGCTATCTCTTGGAGGACTGCGAGTTGGCTTGTTAGTCTGAATCTGTTTGATACTGTTATACATTAATTCTTTCTCTCATTTTCAGTGCTTCCTCAAAAGGTATATAACGACCATTCTTTGCAAGTATAAACACTTTACTCATATCCATTTCTGTAAAATTGCAAGAAGTAGTATCATATCTATTACAAATACAATGTTGCTCTTTATCATATTCTTTTGGTGGCATCCATAGCGTATGGCACAGTTTACTCATCTCTGAGTCTTCCCCACCACCACATAAGACGCAACCACCCTTACCTAGAAAGCACACATGTTTAGTGTCTTCTTCTTTTTTATTGAAAGAAACTATAAGTTTTGTTGAACTATACAAGTCCGTTGTCTCATGAGGATAGAACGAGCATTTTTTACCTTCTTTGTCTATGCCTTTAACGAGATAGTAGCCATTATCAATCTCGTCCATATAAGCATCATATAAAATTTCTCCTGTCTTTTTTACTTTTGCGTACATATTCTTCTTAATTATCCCTCTCCCTATTACAGGAGAGGGTGGTTAGTTAATCTTTTTTCGGTTTAATACCCCAAGCAATACATCCAAATCTAACGTCTGTGTCAATATTTGAACCATCAAATACAATCTCGTCTCCTCCAATAGACGTTAGGGTGATACCGATTGGCAATGAAGGATAGAGATATAGCGGAATCAAACGAAGTCCAAGAGTATTTTTCTCATTGGCAACCTTCTTATCAAATTCCTCTTTTGTAAGATGTCCCTTGTCTAATTCAGATTGTAAACAAGAAATTTCTTCCTCAACATCTTCTTCGGATTGCCAACTTCCAAAATGCAAAGCCTTACACTGACTTTCCGTAAGAGTATTCCAATCAATATCTTTCTTAAACTGTTCTTGAACTTTTTGCCAAGCAGCGTTGAGACTTTCCTTTTTAAATTCTTCGCCCCACTTTTTATATACTTGAGTACACGCAATTTGATTTGCGAGCCAACCCAAAGTTTCACTAACTTTGTCTTCTAATGAAATTTGTTCCATATTACTTATATTTTATCCCATAAGGGATGGTTAGTTACTAAAGCTCGTCAAACTCTTTCTGAATGCTATTTAAAGCCTTTTTTATAGCATTCTTTATGTCGGCAGATTCTTTTGGCGCATACTTGTTTATATCTATTAGAGCACTCCCCAGTCTGTTTTCATTAGCACTCATGCCATTACAATATCTACCGATAACTTCTTTATAAGCATTAACAAAGTTGCTTAATTCGTTAGCTCTAGATAATCTTTCTTCTGTCATATCTTTATATTTTATGCCCGAAGGCGATTAATCGTTACAAAACCAGTAAACTCTCCAAAGGAAAGCTATTCCCCAATCTGGATTTGGATTTCTTACTATTGTTGGCAAGGGGAAGAACCAATCTATTTTTCTTGATGATATATACATACTTATAACTACATTAATTGTTTTATAGCCATACAAGTAAAGCATAAGCCTATCACGAAAATAAGCAGTCCGATATGAGCATACCATAAATCTCTGCAAATTCTTATGCCTACATACATAAATGCTATGCCTATAGCTATGAATATTATTGATAATGCTGCTAACATACCTACACCTCCATTTCTGAGTTAAGCCCTAAACCAAATAGAAGATGTTGTAACTGATGAATATATTGAAATTCTAATAGCCTTACAATTCCTATATAAGCAGCGTAATGAATATCGTCTAAGAGTCTGAAAATTTTAACATTATCTTCTTTTACGTAAATCCATTTACATTCTAATGAAACCTTCCATTCATTCTTCTCCAAAAATGCGGGCGTAAGAGGAATAGGAACAATATCCTTAACCCAAGCACAGCAGTCACCTGAGAGATAGCCTTTCTCTCCAAATTCCGCACCTTCGATGTTCTCTAAGCAGACAACACCTTTCAGTACTGTTCCATCATCTAACTTCAAAATCTTTGATGGGTCTGATGATGTTACTCGGTAAACGACATCCTGTTCTGTACCTAGTGGTGCTCCGTTTGTCATCACCAAATCTCCTGGTATATAACCTAATATATCCATACGCTTTACTTTTTACGATGATTATACTTCTTTATAGCATCCTTCTTAGAAGCTGCCATAATCTTAATACCCTTGATGGTGTACTCATGCTGTGCCTTTGGCTGACACTTCTGTTTATCAGAAGGAATGTTGCCATTTGGTGTACCAAGTCTAGGGCTTGGAGAACCAAAAGGAAAATCATCCATTTGATAATCTATTCTAGTTACCACTCCAATCATTGATAATAATCCATTCATACGCTTTACTCCTTAACTTCTTTGAAGATTATACTCTTTTTGTCGGAACGTTCACATCTTAAACATGCAAAATCAAAATCAGCACGTTTAAAACACTCTCCTGATGTACTAAAGAAACATCCTTTGCAGCCACCTTTGCGTTCAACAGCTTCAAGAGTAATGGTTACTTTTTCGCCTACTTTAAGCTCTTTCATTCTTTGCCTTTTACAATCTTGTACACTTGTTTTAACTCATCTGTTGATAAGCGTTTGAAATCAAAAGAACTGATAGAGTAGATGAGAGTCTTACGAAGATTCTCTTCTTTAACATCTGATATTTCCTTTTCTGTAGGAACAGATATTTTTCGAACATTCCATCTATCACCACCGCATTGCCAGCCCGAATCTCTTCTAAATCTAGCGTTATTAACAACAATTTGAGTCTTTGTCACTTTATCAATTTTGGCGATACGTCTGCAAGACCTACCTACAACTAGTACAGCATCGCCAGCAATCAAATCTTTAAGCTCTTTCATTGCTCACCTCCTATGGAATTACACACATATCAATATCATTACCATGTTCTTCAATCCATTTCTCACACTCTTCATAAGAATCTGATGAAAAAGGATATTCTCTTTCGTGAGAATCATATACAGCATATTTGCCCATATCTTACTCCTTTCTATTGTCTGTATTAATAAACTCAATTACTTTTGGAAGCTTATTTTCCAAATCACCAATCATGCCTATGAATTTCTGGCAACAGCATTCCTTTAACTCAGGAAACATATAAGAAGGTATCTCTCCGCCTAATTGTCTTGCCAATGTCCATTTGCCATATTTTAATATTGGTGAATCGTAAAATACATGGAGCTTACCATGTAGCTCCAATTCGTCATGATATTTTGGATGTTGTTGACGTTCATCTCTTGCAATCCAAAGATACCATAATTGTTTCTTTCTTGATGTTGCCATAATTAACCCTCCACGTCTTTAGTTGTACCTAACAAGTGCTCATTTCCCTCGTAAGGAATGCACTGCTTAAAAGCAAAATCTGTCATACAACGGCGGTTCATTATATGATATGGATAATTCCAAGTACTATCAAACTTCTCAAAGAACCCTGGAAACCATTCTTCTGTATCTGTATTTCTAACAAGTACCTTATCGAAAGGCTTGAACTCGCACTTCTTTGGCAAGTCCTCCAAAGTCTTTGTCTCTGCATCCCAAGCCTTGCCTTCCTTTGCTAGAGCGTCAAAGAGTTGCTGCTTCTCTGAGTTAGTGGCAAGGCGAAGTTCATCAGAATCATTTTTATTAAGCCAGAGACCTAATACCGCTTCCTCTTTAGAATCTTTGTGACAATGTGCATATGTTTCAATTTGATTACCACTTGTCCTATTCTTAATAATACCAATATATTCATTCCAAGCATTACCCATATACACTATATCCCCATCCTTGAACTCTGGCTGAGCCTTCTCTACTTCAAGGGTCTCACGATTGAGTTTGCCACCCAATTTTTCCTCAATACATTTGATAAAAGATTTCGCCTCCTTTTCTGATGCTAAAGTATGTAAATTGGTATCAAGAAAACCATCTTCTACCAAATTAATTGTCTTTGCATAGAAACTAGTATAGTTGTCATTTGCCCATCTATCGAAGAGTATCTTTAAACCTCTGCTATTTACCAACACATCGCCCTTCTTCCAAGCGAATTTATTCCAATCTCGCATTTCCATAGAAGGGAATAATAACGGCTCTGATTCATCGAAATTGAAATATCTGCCACTATTAAAGAATTTTGATATTCCTGCATGATGTTCCACATTTATAATACTGTCCTCTACATGTGAAAAATATACATCCCCAAACAAAGGAGAATATAACTTCGTGTTTACTGGTTTATCCTTTAGGATTTCCGCTACACTAACTTTATAATATGCCATAATTTGAAATCTTAAATGTAATTAGTTGTACCATACATCATTTGGCATAAGAGCCAATTTCCATCCATACTCTAGTTCATACCTTAATATTTCAAGGTCGTGACTCGTTACAGATGAAAGACCTACAAACTTATTTTCGTACTCCATATCCAAACAATTTAGTTACCATACTTATAACGCAAATAATTAGCCTCTGAGCCGAAATAAAGCTCGGTATCGCTCATATTTGCCTCTTCTAGACTATTCTCAATATCCTTGTAAGAAGGCACGCAATCCTTAACTCTTTGGCAGAACAAAGGATATTTTGAAGAAACGTCTTCTCCGTCTTCATCATAGATATTTATCTTATCTACATTGTAATATGGATAAAAGGAAACATTTCCATTTGAATGGATAACCTTTCGACTCTTAACAGACACCACGATTTCGGCAGGTTTGTCAATAGCATCAAACTCGCAAGCAAAATCATCAAGCTGCGCCTCAAAAGCCGCATCATTAATCTTTTCAGATAAGTTTTCAAAAAACTTTTTCATTTTCTCATTACAGTTTTTAAGGTGTGTCTCACCTTTTTAATTAGTAACCTTGTTTCTTAATTACGATGCAAAGATACAAAGAACATTTGAAATATGCAAGTTATTTAATGTATTTCTTTTATCATTTAACACTCTATAATAATACAAACAAATAATTTGCTGACGTTAACACAAAAATCCCCACCACTACATTATTATATATAGTGATGGGGCAAAGCACTCAAAGGTATTTTGTCTTTGGGCTACTTTTCTTCCTTATCTTTAATTTCAACGAAATCACCAATACCCAAACGTGCCTTGTTGATGCAAGACGCAATCCAACCAATCAAGTAGGCAGAAGGCTCGCCTCCGTGTTCCATACCAATAGCATCCTCGATGGCATCGCAGGCATGAGAAGCTTCATGGCAACAAATCCCCATCCTCATAGAATCCTTGCTTGCAAAATTAATAAATGAACAAAGCTTCTTATTCGACTTTTCCCTAACTTCATCGTAGGTTATTGCGTTAGAATTAGAGAAATCAACCTTCAAAACCTCACCTTTTCTACCTTCAAAACACTTGTTAGCGTCCTCTTGGTTCATTCCAATAGCGACACATAACATTCTTGGATAGATAACAGGGTCGTATTCGTAATATCCTTTCTTCTTCATACCTCATCGTTTTTATGTTTCTCCCACCCTGCTTTTGAAAAGGCATACCAAGTATCACAAATATCAAGAGCGAGCATGTTGCCTTGGTCAATACAAAAATCGCTATCAAAGCCTTCGATATGAACATACATCAATGCTATAGTATCATAAGGAACGCTACGACCTTCAAGGCAAGGATTTTTAAAATTCTTAGTCTTGTATAAACTTGTAACAATTGGCACTTGAAGAACGTCTGAAATATTCTCAGTGCTAATCTCTATCGACTTCTTAAACTTCTTCATATTCCCTATTATTTAAATTTCTCAAAGTAGAACTCAATTTGTCTATCAAAGTGCTCTTCGATTAAACCATAAGCAAGCGACATCTTTACTTGGAAAGAAGCCTTACCATTAAGCAATCCTTTAGCCTGTCTAGTAATCTCTGAGCGAAATTGTTCCAAACTCATATCACGCTTACGAAGATTACAAGACCTGCAAGATGGCATATAGTTCTCCATACAGTCATCGCCATGAAAAACGACAAACCTTCCCTCCTTGTCGCTCCACCGAGAGTAACAACCTCGATTCTTCGGAACAAGATGGTCAACCTGCATATCCTTATACTCTATACTCTTACCGCAATAAGCACAATGCCCATCGTATTTGCGATATATTTTAAGTCTATCTTCTTTTTTCATAATCGTTAATTATGTAACCTACCAATATGCCACTTTGAGCAAACCTTGCATAAGTAAGGATGCCAACCGAGTGCCTTTAACTTCGGATTCTGATTCAGAAATTCCCAAGCATCATCCTCGTTTTCATAAGCGACCTTCGCCTTCCAAGATTGACCTTTTCTAACCCAATGCTCAGGATCTGGATGCAAATGACAAGGAATATATTTATTTCTTTTCTTCATAACTTCTTCAGAAATTTAAGTTGAAACCCTTCTGCCTTTTTTATTCCTGGGTATAGTTCCGTCAGAACCTCCCACACTCTTGTCTTGTGCCGATGCCACATAGTTACCGGATGCACACGCTCACCACTTGGTAATACATAGAAATCTGCCTTAATGGTATCAATATGCTCATAGTTTGCAGCTTTATATATAGTTCCCTTGTTACCTATGGACGTATCGGCATAAGATATAAGATACTTGATTTCCTTATGCGTTGCCCTAATATACTTGTGTAAGAGAGAAAGGCAAATGGTTTCGCTATACTTTGGCATATCATCAGACAACCACATTCGGTCAAATTCCCTCACTTGATGGTAATCCAACACTTCGCCCTTTTCAGTCTTGATATGCGGTCGAATTCCATACCCAATTTGCATAGCACCCCTAATCTTGCCTTTGTACAATACCAAAAGATTCAAGCAACTATTCTTCGTTACCTTGTGTGAAAAGTGATGAGGAACTATGATTGCATCAGCTTGCGCCTTATCGCACTCCATCAGCTTTATTCCCTTTTCCTTGCACTCGTAACCGACAACAAATCCGCAGAGACCTAGCACTGGAGACTTGTTCAACTTTCTTCTTCTCATATCAATAATACCTCCAAAAATAACGTTTGAAATTATAAAACAAATTCTTAATACAAGCCTTGATTTCGCCTTTCCTTAACAATTGGTTGCAATATTCAACCAATTCATCACGTACCAACCCACGCTTCGAGGCTTCATCCTTAATGGCTTTTATAAGAGCATCCGTTATCTCTTTATTCCCATTTCTTACAACTGTGTTACATTGAATAACCATACTCATATCCATTGTTTTAAAACAGACTTAATTGCCTACTCATGCTCTTTAATTCGTTATTGGAAAAATCTACTTGCCGCTGGTCTATTTCGAAGCCTATATACTTTCTTTCAAGATTAACGCAAGCCCTTGCTGTTGTGCCACTCCCCATAAATGGGTCAAGAACAACATCACCTACATTTGTTGAGTTTCTGATTAGAATCTCCATCAACTTAACTGGTTTTTCGGTCTGATTGATCAATCCTTCTTTATCCCTGCGTTTGTTGGTTGGAATAGGAACACTCAGAATGTCAGATGTGCCAAACTCATTAATTGGCTTTCCACCTCCCTTACGAAGCATAATGATATACTCTTTTTGGTTCATATAATACGTTCCACACACCTTAGTGCATTTATCCCATATTAAACACTTTGTGAAGTGAAACTCACTCCGTCCTATCTCATCTAGAAAGTGCATCAGATTATAGTCGTTACACATAAGATAGCAATGAGTCTTATCCTTTAGTACTCGATATAGTTCGTTGATATACTCCGAAATATCTATGTCATTACTCTTGAATATCTTACCTTTTCTAGTTTGAGAATCCGTCCAATATCCACTCATACTACTGCGCCCACCTCTAGCTTGTACCGGATAAGCAACATCAGAGCATACTAGGTCTATACATTCATCGTCTAGCTGCTTTAGAAGCTTTCGGCAATCACCTTGATAAATTCTATTTAGCTCCATCATATCACCCACTAACTTTCATTACTAAATAAACTATCTTGCTTTATCATTAATTCATTTTCTATTCTCTCGTTTGCTTTGTCGTAAAACTCTCTATTAGTTTCAAAACCAATAAAATTACGATTTTCTTGAATACACGCAATAGCCGTAGTTCCACTACCTATACAGCAATCTAGTACAATATCTCCTTTGCAGGAATGCTTGTTTATAATGCTTCTGAAAAGACTAACAGGCTTCTGGGTAGGATGAAATCTCCCCTTATCACGACAGATTGGAAAGCTATATACTCCATTGTCATATTCGCTTTTAAAGATAGGATTTTTACCTTTCACCCCACACACAGCGACCTCTCTTGCGTTTGTGAGATAGTTTGTCTTACTATTTATTGGAACAGGATTTGTTTTTATCCATTCAATAAATCTAATTTGTTTAAATCCGACATTAATCATCGCATCCTTTACGACCCCAATCTTCCACAAATCATAGAAACAAACTATATATCCACCATCTTTCAAGCACCTGTAGGATTCTTTTATCATAGAGCCTATATCAAATGCTTCCTGTTTATCCCAGTCTCCAAAGTCGATAGATATGCGGAATCTATCAGTATCTTTACCAGTAGGAGCGGACTTTGCATAATTGGAATTCCTTGAAATTTCATATGGAGGGTCTGTGAGTATAAGCGAGACAGATTTGTCATCAATCTTGCTCATACCATCCAGACAATCAACTTGATAAATCTTATCTATCTCCAACATATCCAAACATATCTTTTTGATTAAACATTTCTTCTTTGATTCTTTTTTGTGCTACCTTGAAATATTCCCCGTCTAATTCAAAGCCAAGGAAATTCATGTTTGTTCGCATACAAGCCAAAGCAGTACTTGCTGAACCCATAAAACCATCAAATACCAAATCTCCTTCGTCCGATGATTTCAAGATGCATTGCATAAGCAAGGGAATTGGTTTCTCATTCTGATGTACCAATTTATCAGATGGAACTCTATCAAAGTCCCATACGTCCTCCAAACGCTTTCCGTTTATGGTTCGTCTGCCTTTATTCAAGTACAGGATTGGCTCGTAACATTGCCCATATTGCGCCTCTAAATCTCCAGCCGTATGGTTGTTCTTTCGCCAAATGAGCACATTCTTAATGGTAAACCCTGCGTTCCTCGCTTGTTGCATAAAAAAGTCCAATGTTTTGGCACTACAGAAGATATAAGCAGCACTATCATCCTTCAAAATCCGGTAGCATTCGCTCATATAATCAATAATCAATTGCTCATTATCGTCATTGAGTATTTCCTTCGAAAAGCGATGGTCGTCTGCTCTCCATCCGGTCTTATAGGAGATACAATATGGTGGGTCAGTAACAATTAAATCTACTTTCCTGGTCTCTATTTGTTTCATTCCTTCTATACAGTCGGAATTGTATATTCTATCAAATTTAAGCATGTCAAATCTCTTTTGTAGCGTTAACATAAGCTTCGTGAGCCTCTTCTTGCGTACCAAAGCATCCGATATAAGTTTTCTTCTTACCTACCTGGTACTGAGCTTGCCATTTTCTTACACTCTTATTCCAAGTAACACCCAAGTATTCGGAAGAGGTTTTCTTTGCTATAGCAGAATAAATCACATTGTATCTTGCGGTACAATACTCCAAGTTATCTACGTTATTATTCGTCTTGTCGAAATCCTTATGATTCACCATTGGTAATGCATCTGGATTCTCCAAGAATGCCTGCGCTACCAAACGATGAACATAGAACATCTTTCGCTTTCCGTTTTTGTAAAGCCATACCTTCAAATAACCTTTTGGTGTCTTGCAAGGTGCGATTTCCTTTAATTGAGACGTTCTCCCAATAGTAAAGACATGTCCCAGCTTGCTAACATAATACCTTTCGTAATTCTTTATAGGCTTAATATCACCAAGAAACCTTGTTATACATTTATCTTTCATTGTTACCTCCTTTTTCAAAGAAACCTGAATATATGGCTTGCGCCTCCTTAGTGTCTAGTAAATCAATATCATCATAAAACCTTCTGTACACAACGCCCAGCTTTTCGTCATTTCCTGCTTCTCTTGCCATAGCTATTTGCTGACATGATTCCATTAGAAATGCACTAATCTTCTCGTAACTTTGCATCTGTGTCTTCTTTAGCATATCCATGCTTACAAAGGTTTTGTAGTGGATGATACGCTTTTCTTGCTCGTATTCTGTGAGTATAAGCCCTTCCGGAATAGCAAACACCACCCTTTTTGTCTTGTCGTCACTATAAAGCTGAACCGCACCTGTAAACGATGTATATATCTTTTGTAATATCTTTGCTATCGGCAAATCCTTTTTCAAATACCTTTCTGCATATCTCTTCAGAAAATGAACGCTCATAGCAAAACAATCCTCGCTATACCCCTCATTTCTGCTCATAGGAATATACTCGTTAGTTTCCTTCAGATAAATGAACACACCGGAAGCAAATACATCGCCATGTTTTACACCTACAACGATAAAATAATCGGCATTCGGTGTAGCAAACTCAAAGGTCTTTGTTATTTGTCTTACGTTCTGCTTTCTCATTTCACGTTTAAGCTCATTAGCTTTTCGCATCTGAAACTCATAGATTCTAGCTTCATCTAAGTTTCGTACTCTACGCATCTCACCCGAAGTCATACTTGCTGTTATCATGCGCATTCCTCCTTTTTAATCTTTGACAACCAACAATCCCAGATTCTCGCAGCTACATTCGCCATCATAACCGGAGGAACGCACATTCCGCAAGCAAACCAAGGCTTCATGCCATTAAAGTCATAATCCATCGGGAATGTTGATGCTAAAATCGTATCATGCGCTGAAATATAACTTGGATTATCAAAATACAAAAGCCTATCTTCCATTGCTGATATAGTATTGCATACTTTATCCTTTTTAAGAAACATATTATTGAACATAGAAAGACGATTATCCATCCGTTTGACAATATCACCGATAGAATTGTCTTTCTCGTTTCTATGCTCCCAATACTTCATCACTCCTTTTGGAATCTGTCTTCCACTATAGTCCGAAAACTCATCCAAGACAATTTCTTTCTCGTTGAAGTCCATATCTATCTTAGGCACTCGCTCGAACAAATCCTTCTGAACCATAAACGGCTTGCAAAGGTCTTTGCGTAATCCTAGAAAGAACACCCTAGGTCGATTCTGAGGAACACCCATATTACGTGCATTAAGCAACCAATGCTGCAAGATATATCCGGCATTATCCATCTGCCTGTAAATCTCTTTCACGTACTCGATAGCTTCACCTTGCAACAAACCTTGGACATTCTCAAAAACCACTACCTTTGGTTGTAGTTCTTGAGCGAGGGCGATTGAGTAAAAAGCCAAATCGTCAAGCCTTTGTGCTTTCTGACCTTCTCGGAATACTTTTTCCTTTCCCCAAGCCTTTTGGCGATCACCTGCAATACTGAATACCGAACAAGGGAAACTAGCATCCAATATATCCAAATTATGAAGCTCTTCTTTCATAATATGCCCCCCCCATATTGATATTGGTAATCAACTCACGAATATCACAATTGAAAGCATACTTGACATCGTGATTCTTCAAGTACATCTTCATAACCTTTGGGTCTATCTCATTACAGGCTACAACATCGTAGCCAGCTAGTTTGTAGCCAAAGGAACTTCCACCTCCACAACAGAAGCAAGACATCACCTTACCTTTGTCTTTTGTGAAATTAGCATCTTTTTTAGTCCATCTATAAGGGAACTTGTGCTCGTTTTTATACATTTATCTACCATAAAAAAAAACAATCGTTAATAAAAACCGATGTATAAAAATAACCACAAGTAATATGGTTGTAAAAAGGGTATCTAACCCTTGAATTTAGATTCTGTTTTCTTCGGCAATGCGTCTTAAATAATCATCCGCAGCGTTATCGTCTATTTTCGACTTAAGAGACATTCCTGTGTTATATCCTATCATCAAGGATATATTCTTGCTCTTTTTCTTGTTCTTTCCATATCGCCAGCTAAAGACCTTTCCTAGCCAAGCTATACCGACAATACCATCTGATACAACTATTGTCGGAAACAAAACAAATACTCTATATATCATCGCAATCTAATTGAGAGTTAAAAATATATCTGTTCTGATTCAACCAAAGCTCCACGTAGTCAGCCTTGATTTTCAGAAATTCTTCATATGTGTAGCATTTCTGCTGCTTACCACCTTTGTTCCAATAATAGGCAACTCCTCCCAAAGAAAAGAAGTCTATCAAGTCCATTTCCTTTCGCTCCGGTTCTTCACGCTTTTTCTTTTGCCTATATCTACTTATAGCAAGCAATATGAGACAAACGCAAAGCAACATGGAAACAAGTATCTCGAATATTAACCTTACGTCTTGCATCTTATTTTAAACACAAAAACACGAAACTACCGATTGCAAAGTCAAAGGAATAGTGACTCGGACTGCCTTTCGGTATAGTCCATCGGGTTTCGTGTCTCTAATATCTTATCAATTTCTTAAATCGCCATTTTATCCTTTTTTGTTCTGCGCTTGCAAAGATAAACAATATTTTGCTAACTTGCAAACGTTTTAGTGCTTTTAATACTTTATTTGCATTATTTTAAACTTATCCTTTTTTGAAGTTCATTCCAAACTCTTCTTCCGTTACCTCATACATTACATCACCATGTGCTACTCTTTGCTTGTCTTTTGCCATCAGCAATAAGTTTCTATAAGGTATCTCTTTCACGACTTCTTGGTAAGATAAGTGCAGACTATCCATAAAAGATGCAATCTGCCCTAAGAGTGTATCGTTACCTATGGTCGTGGTTTTGCTATCATTCTTGCCGCACTCTTCGCCAAAATTGATAGCGTCTGAAAATCCTTTATAGAGATTAAGGAATAAGCCGTTTGTAAGCCATTGACAACCTCTTCAAACGTTCCTTTAGATAATTCATCACTAATGGATTCATCGCCTTGTATGAATACAGACAACGCCTTACAAGTATCATCCAAATTCTTAAGCATGCCTAAGACTTCCGCTAAGGTCTTGCCCTCTTCAAAACTATCAAGGTATTTAGCTGCCTTGACCAATTTTATAATTGTAGGTGGTGAAACGTAATAAGCCTTTCCATTCACGATTATCGTTACGGTGTCCTCTCCAAGAATTGCATCCGCAACTAATTTACTTGCCTTACTCATGGTTCTGAATATTAAAAAAGGGGAACGGCATTAACACCATCCCCCCTATCATTTGTTGCCTATGTCTTATCCCTGTTCCATAACTGCAGAACCTTCCCATTGGTACTCGCCAGCCACACCATCGGTCTCACTTTCCATGGCAACGGCAGAAATGCCCAAAGTGATATTCTTGTCCTGCTGGTCTCCCTTGGCTACGATAGCCGCATTTGAGAAAACGATGTAGTTTCCTGTCTTGGTCTGAGCAACAATACACTTGTTGATGTTTGCCAAATCTTGGCTAGAAGACCAACCTACTGCATCTGCCTCCGTTGTAGTCGCTGCTCCGGTTGAATCGTACATCTTACCACCTTGAAGGTCAACCTTGTTCTTCCATGAGAAGACACCAATAGAGAATGTAATAGTCTTAGCACCCTCATCGGTCTTGTCACGATAGTAAACCTGTCCGTTCAGCTCGTTCTTGTACTCGGTAACACTAGGGTCATCCTGAGAATATCCCCATGTTCCCTCATGGCTGTTCAAGACCTCTGTAGCGGTTTTCAACCATGTAGCCAACTTAGCAGGTGTATTTGCCTCGGTAAGAGGAGCACCATACCAAATTCTCTTGATTCCAATAAATGGTTTCATCTTATCTTACGTTTAATGTTTCAAAATCAATAGTAATGTTTGCGTAATGGCAACTCAACCTACTCTCTTGCTCTATGCCGTGGGAGCGGATAGAATAACGATACCATACATCCTCTGCTTTTCCGACTTCATTGTCGGACAGAATTTCAATAGCCTTCTTTAAAAGCTCGTTCAACTGAGGATTAGCCTCGCCCTCTATATCTTTGAGCAATATATTTACCTCTATAGTACAATCATTGAAATATGTCTTGTCTGCACTCATACGCTTAGGGATGATGACTATCATGCCATCATCGGGAATCTTCTCACCGACCATAGGTTCTTCCCCATCAAGTCCACCCTTTTTCAGATGTCCTTTCAGTCTTCGTTCCATTCCCATAAGCTCCAAGTCATCATAGATTACATGACCTGCATCTATTTCTGTTATCATCGCATATCCTCGATTTCTTTCTTGATATACTGAATACCCGAATCTATAACATCATATCCCCTAGAGGAAACATCAGACGCATATTCCGCTTTGTTGCCAAGGGTTAAGGTGTGGTCATGTACTTTACTATAGTTAGACCTTCTGAGATTACCTGTGCGGTTTCGGTAGTTTCCGTTAGTCTTATCAAGCTCAACGGCTGTTTTACCTAACCTGTCAAGAAACTCATCAACTTCCCTTTCTCCCTGCGCAAAGAAAGCGTCTATCTCATCCTTTATAACATCAGACATAGATACTCATATAACCAAGATAATTGCACTTAGGGGCATTATAGACCTTTCCACCTCCTCGGTAACTTCCATCATCGGAATATACTTTGACTTCATCACCTTCGGAAATCTGGCACTTGTCACAAACAATGTGATATTTCGGTGTATATATGCTACCATTCTCGGTAGTGAAATGCTCGGTAGAGTTGTCATCGCACCGACAACGCCCCATTTCTTTCCATTCCTCAGAAGAGCTAATGACCTCGTTGTACTTGTTGACAACCTTATTCACGAACTTCTTCTTTAATATATGAGGGGAATATAACATAACCTAGACATTTACCAAATATCAGACTTATCCGTGATAGTGGAAAGCCCTAAAGCTGCCACCACTTCATTATCCGGAGCAACACCATATTTTCGGCAAAGCCACATATAGTATTGTCCTATCCTAGAGTAGTCCCAAGAGACAGAGAATCCATTTTCGTTCACATTGCTCATATATGGGGCAAGCATAAGTTCCTCGATTACGGAAATCATCGCCTTGCCCACAACCTGGGAATTATCAGACGTATATTCTTCGTCAAGGTCTATACCTGACGATATATCTTCCAATTGGGCATCGGTAATGTTCCAAGCACGCAACTTCTGTGAAATGTATTCTCTTATCTTCATGTGACATCCTTATTTCTGAGCCTGACTCATAGCCTCAGCGATTTTCTTTGCAGCCTCCTGCTCGCTCTTAGTCTTTTCGTCAAGTTCTTCTTCTACATTCTCCTTTTGGGAATTCTCTTCGGTTGACTCGGCAGCATCCTTTTTTGAGGTTTTCTCCTTTTTAGGCTTGCTCTCCTTTTTCTCCTTCAAGACTTCCTTCTTAGGTGTCTCTTCTGACTTCTTTTCTTCTTCCTTTATAGGATTTTCTTTTCCATCATTCAAGACTTCCTTTTTAGGAGTATCTTTAATTTCCTTATCGTCTTTTAGAGGTGCAGAATGGTTATCATCCTGCACCTCCAACATCTTGCAAAGCTTACGTTCGATAAGGGAGTTCATGCGTTCTTCGTCAAAGTCCAAGACAGCACCAACTTCATAGATGGTGTTAAAATGGAACTTATCACGGAACGGACTAATTACCTCACCTCTCATAAGCCTAACCTACCGCTTGTGTTGAGTCCAAAGAGTAGATGGCATCAACGTTATTCAAGATAGGAACAACCATTGCTTGTGAGCTAGTGAACTCACGGAGTGGGTCGTTAGTAGAATAACGGCTAGCCAAGATATACTCATCGGCTGACTGATAAGTAACACCTGCAACTGGTCTTGTAGCTTCGGCTACGTTAGTCCAGAACAAATCACCAAGGTTATCATAGCATGTAAAGGTCATGTGACCCTTAGCCCAAGGGTTGTGTGTTCCCTTCTTGCCGTTAATCTCGGTCTTGATTGTACGGGCTACACGTACCAAGTTGGTCTGCCACTTATTTCTAAAGATAGACGCAATCTGCTCAAAGCTCAAAATAGGAATGTTGCTATCACTATTGATTGCAATGCCCTGATTGAATGCAAACTGAGCACGAACCTGCTTGTTCTTGCCAAGCAACTTGATTGTGTAATCATCAAGATAACAAGTAGTGATGGTATTTTGGTCTTCCATCGCCTTGTCGTAAACCAATTGGATGTCATCAAGTGGAGTTGCGTCTTCTGCGTCCCAAGCCTTAGTACCGTGGCCAAACTTATTCTTCTCGGCAAAACCTACATCAACTCGGACACCAGTACCACCGGAACGAGTTGCCAAAGCTACACCTGTTGACAGCTCACTGAGGAACATATCTTCAATACGCTCGTAAACCGCCTGAATACAACGAGGAAGGTCTGCAAACAAGTTACGCAAAATCTGTGGCTGAGGCAAACGTTGCGCAATCATGTTATCCAAATCCTTAAGTTGCTTCTCTGTCATGTAAAGCTTCATACCAACCTTTGGGATTTGACCCTCAGCGGTTGAAACCTTGTCACGGCTCTTCAATGGAAGTTCCGCATCCATTGATACAACATCAGCAGCAACTCGTGTGTATTCCGCAGTAATTGATGCCCAGCGTCCGTCCTGACTATATGTGTTAGTCAAGTGGTCTCGGTACATATAGGTCAATGTGGTCTGATTCTTGCCGTTCAACTTCTCTACTACACTCGCAACAAGTTGTGGGAAGTATTTATTGACCAACTGAAAATAAAGTGATTTTTCCATCTGTTATCCTCCTTCTTTTAGTCTTTATCCATAGTTGCATCAGACTCATCAAACTTGTTAGCATCCTCATCGCTAACCAAAGCAATCTTTGGCATAGCTGTAAGGAACGCATCCGGATAGTCTGCACCATTCGCAGCCTTAGCTGCTACCTTGTTAACTTGTCCAGCAGTCATAATTGCCGCTGGCTCACCGTTCAGAATGGAACGATAGAGAACACCCGCATACTTGTAATGCTCCAATGGGTCACTGGCAGTACCCAAAGCCTTATAATTGTCTGTTTCAATAGGCAATGGCTTGTAAGTTCCCTTACCATCTGTCACGATAACACGACCTGCGTAAAGAACTTCATCTTTTACACCTGTCCAATCCAAAGCACGACCGCCCTTGATGTCGCCTTCCCATTTCTGGATAATGACGGAATCCTCACCAAAGACAATTTGCTTTTTCGTAGTCTTCAATTCCTGATTCATGTTTTTCAATTTTTAAAGTGACTGAACTAATGATGCGGCTACATTGTCAACTTCCTCCTTTGTTGGCTCACCTTCGCTTGCACGATAGCTGCCCCCGAATTGTGGTTGTTGCAACGCCTTGTAGTTGTTCGCTACCTTTGAGAGGTATGTTTCGATAGTTTCATCTGTAGCATCATCGCTCAGAGTGAAACCCTCGTTGATACGACTATCGGGAATGCCCAACTCCTTAGCCTTTGATAAAATCTTCGCATCGTGGTCTGCCTTTGCCTTTGCCTTTGCAGCAGCCTCTTCCTTAGCCTTAGCCTCCTCAGCTTGCTTTTGGATAGTTTCTTGCAATTCCTTAATGGTCTTGCTTTGCTCCTCCATCTGTTCGTTGTAAGTCTTGGCTTGGTCTGTATTTTTCTGTGTCAAGGTCTCAACGAGTTTCTTGAACTCTTCACGTTCCTTGGATCTTGCTTCCTCAGAAGCTTTCTTCTCTGCTGCCTGCTCTTCAAAGTACTTTTTGAGATAGTCCGGCATTTCGTTTTTCTTTGCCAATTCCTCCAAACGTTTCTTTTCGGCTTCTTCAGCGGCTTTCTTGGCTTCTTCATCTGCTTTCTTCTTAGCTTCTTCTTCAGCAGCCTTGCGTTCAGCATCTTCTTTAGCCTTCTGTGCCTCCTCGAACTTTTTCTTGGCATCGGTAACTCTGCGGTCATTATCCTTTTGCAAGGACTCCAAAAAACTCTTTTGGCTAGCAACCACTGTCTCGATGTTGTCATCAGTAACAAGCCCCATCTTGTCAAGCATTTCGGCATGTGCCTGAAGAACTTCATCACCTAACCCAAGAGACTTATACTCTTGTTTTAGTAACTGGAAAATTTTATCTTTCATTCTTTCGATATATTTGTTAAAACTAGTGCAAAGATAATACGAAAAGAGTAATTAATGCATTAAAGCGTTTGCAGGTATCTCACTTTTGGTTAAAAGTGAGTAATAAGGGTGTTTATAAGCGATTTAAGGCTATTTTATCACAAAAATGAATACTTAATTGCAACACAAAATAAAACACCTTATATAACAAAAAAAACGCCAAATATCCTCACGGACATCTGACGCTTGTCGAATTAAAAAGAACCTAAACATTAAAATATCTAAAAGTTTATGACATTTCTCATATAACCCAAATGATTCAAATTAGAATAGAACCGTCCATCACGCTCTATGAATTTACCGGACTTCAAAATCTCACCATTATGCAACATTGCAAACTTAGAACCATGAGCTGTCCATTTATTCATTTCTTTCATATGTTCATCAGACCCCCAACCATATTTCTTGATAGTAGGATAAATGAAACGTTCAAAGCAAATCTGACTATCCGTTTTATCATGCTCGGAGCAGATCGGGAGCACTCCATTATGGGCGAACCAATAACCAGCCTTGTAGAACGGATGGCAATTCTTGACACAGACAGAACCATGAGTAGCAAATCTAAAATGTATGATTACATTCTCATTTATATCTCGCTTCATCAATCTACGTATAAATGTAGAGAAATGCAAGCTCTTATAATGGTCAGACTCACTCACAAATCCGCAACCATCGGGATTTCTCATATACGCTGCCTTCAGCTCATCAACGGATGGCAAAGTAGCACCTTTCGGACATACAATAATAACACACATATCTTTACCCTTTCTTTTTTCTTAGTAATACTTGATTTTTTGTGTCCTAGGGATTTTACCCTAGGACTACATCAATTAGTCGTTATTGGCTGCAAATGCATCCTTACGGCTCTGGAAGAAAGCCTTCTCTTCTTTATTCAAGAAAGGTATATCTTCGATGTTCATAACCTCACTAGTGAAGACATTGTTACGAGACCAACCGACAAGCTTTGCGCAGAACTTAACCCACATTTCAATCTTCTTGTAATTAGTTGAACCTTGATGCTGGCGAAACTCTATAGTCTTGTGACGTGTATAGCTCTCAGCATTTACCTTGTAATATCTGTTTCCATAAAAAACACTACGTCTTATATCGTAATTGTCGTGGCAATTAGAGAAATCCTTGTCAAGCAAGCTGGCTGCCCAACGACAATTACCTCTTCTTGAAGGAGCCATAAAACTATCAATCAATCTTTCAAGCTTCTGATAATTCTTGAAGACGTTAACATACTGCTCGCCTGTCAACTTAGCTGCACCAATATGAACGTGAAGACCACAAGTAGAATTTACTCTTGCACCTACGGCATCCAAAGACTTAATAGCCTTCTTTAAGGTTGCCATACCATTTGTATTGCCATTCAATACCGGACTTACAACCTCGTTAGGGTCAACATCACCACGAACTGAAGCATCACTAACAATCTTGAAATAACTCTTGTTGTCGGTGTGGTTATAGCACTCAGAATGAATATCAACACCATTCTGACGACCTGCCTCTATAAGTGCATTGCGCTCAGCATGAACACATTCAATCTCAACACCAAATGTATAAACAAATCTCGTTGAAGTAGAACCGCTAGGTACATAGACCTTCAACATATCGGAGATTTCTTTCTCACGAAGACCGCAAGCCTTCAATGCAACAATCTTTTCGTTGCGAGGCATCTTTGACTTCTTGATTTCGTCAATAGTCTCAATTAATGACTTCTTTGAACTTGCGAATGAAAAACCAGTCTGCTTAGACATAATCAATTGTGCTAGTTGTTTCGGGTCTTACCCCTTGGTGTCGCTCTCACCTTTATGAGTGAAACTTGTCACTCGGCAAATCAACCAACTTATCTTGATTGACGATGCAAAGATACTAAGAATACTCGAAATGTGCAAGTTATTTAATGTTTTTCTTATGTATTTTAACCTTTCATAACTGATATATGGGTCTTGTTAACATTTCATCTTTTAATATACCTTATTATATATAAAAAGGCTTCGATGTTCACACACCAAAGCCTAAAGCTTAAATTCTAACTAATAACCATTTTTTATCAACTATCTTCTTAAATCATCACCAATATCTTCTTCTACTCCCAAATCCGGCAGTCGGTCATACGCTTTTTGGTCATCACCTCCTTCAGACTTAATACCTAACAGGTAGCCGTTCCGAAAAGCATAATATACCACCTTTTCCATATCCTTTGCCGTTGCGTTATCTGTCAAATGCAGCGTGGCGTACAATCCCATCAAGAACTTCCGTACATCTTTTGGATATACCTTGTTGTTCTTTTCTAAAGCGACTGCCATTCTTAACGGACTTTTCATATTCTTCAATTTTTCGTTAAACCATCAAATGAAGCACAAAAAAGAGGCCATTCCGCTTGCTTCCCTAGTTCATAAGCTTATTCACAACTTTATTCGCCCCATCTGCTTCTTACGTTATCCGTTGACAGATGTCCGAGATTCCAACAGAACAAACATCACGGCTCTCTTCTTGTGTATCATTGTGCCAACGGAAGGATTCGAACCTTCGACCCTAGGATTAAAAATCCTATGCTCTGCCACTGAGCTACGAAAGCGTAAAGGAATGATTGGAGTTGCACCAATGCCCCCTTGGTTACAAACCAAGTGCTCTACTTCTGAGCTACATTCCCCGTAATCTGACAAAGTTACTCGTGGTGCAAGGGAGATTCGAACTCACCGAACCCTCTATGGGAATTGATTTACAGTCAATCTTCTTTAACCGCTTGAATATCGCACCATTTATGGAACACATTCCTAACATTACTTTGTTGCCCCAAGCGGATTCGAACCACTAATGACAGAACCAAAACCTGTAGTGTTGCCATTACACCATAGGGCAAATTTGTACTGCATAAAGGATTCGAACCTTTGAATACCAGCGTGAAAAACTGGCGACTTAACCACTTGTCTAATGCAGCGCCTAGGGATTCTCACCCTAATTAGAGTTGCCTTGTTATAGTCTGGCTGGGCTGGGTGTAACCTGGAAAACCATGCCGTAAACTCCTAAGTCTTGACTTATGGTAGAAGCAACCTCTCAGAAGGCCATCTGTTTCAAACACGATGCAAAGATAAGCATTTAATTTTACCATTGCAAATAAATTAGTGTTTATTTAAACTCTTTTAATGTTTTTTGCATCATCTATCCTTGCGAAGAATACCACAGAGGGTTTCTACAAGTTTCTTTGCGTCATCACCTTTGATTTCGATGACATTGGAATTTCCATCAGGAACATCCTCGCCTTTCTGTTCCTTATCCAAACGCTTACGAAGAGCCAAGTCTGGATTCTCTACCAAGATAGAATCCAAAGCATAATTGCAAATGCGGCTTGCAAGTTCCTCGTTACCATTCGCATCACGCACAAACTCATTCTTGCCTTCAAGTATACCCACAATCTCGTTGTATTCTTCAGCACTCTCACAATTTCGTGAGAGCATACCAATCACCTTGTAACGGTCAATCTCAAAACTGACCTTTAATTTGTCTTTATTCATTTCTGTTTACTTGATTTAAAAATTAATTAATTGCGTCTTATATTCCACATGCTTTCCGCAGGGCCAACCATAACATCAATATTTGCTCCTTGCTTATTTGCTACTGTCTCAATCCACTTAAGGTTGATAAACTGACCAGCGGAAAGGTTCATTTCTTCCATATATGCCTTATCTGCCTTTGCCTTTTGTCGCTCAGCCTTTTCTCTTGCTATCTGCACTTCATATTCACGTTCTTGTGTCTGCTTGGCTTGCACAACCTTTGCCGTGCGGTTCATTTCATCAAGCTGTTCCTTGTTTGGTGTAGCTTTACCGATGATAACCTCCTTTATGATGATAGGCATCTGCTTTTTCTTTGATAGAGCGTTCACATAGTCCTGCATCTGCTTGCGTATCTTGGTGTCAATCTGATTAAGCACTTGCCGATTCGACATCAAGTCAAATGGGGAATGCTGAGAAATATGGTCTCGAACCAGATTGCAGAAATAATTGTTGAGATTAGTATCAAACCATTTCTCACCATAATTCTGCAAAAGAATTGGGGACTTGCCTTGCTCAATCTGAGTAATGATTACAGTATGGAAGTCAAGTGGCGTGTTATCGTCACTAAACAAATCATCTAAGGTAATCTCGTGACGGACTGGAACAATCTTGAAGTAATAACCACTCGTTGACCACCAACACCAAGTGAGACCAGTCTGCACAGCTTGCTGTTCAACACCTCCATGCCCAATAAACCAAGGCTTCTTTACGATTACGGCTTCTTCGTCTGCATCAGGAGAAACCGAATGACAACTTGTAAGCGCACTCATGCCGAGTATCGCAATACAAAACATTAAGATAATTTTCTTCATTCTTGATTTGATTATTGTGTTATATTATACCAAAATTTCCTCTCATAATAAAGTTCTCCCTTTTTCTCATACCGGATAGCATCTGACTCTTCGCAAAGCTGACGAATACGCATATACAAGCGTTTGTCCAGCTCTTCTTCAAACAGAAGAGACAATTCCTTCCAATTGTCAACAACAGGAGCAAACCAAGGATACTGCTCCTTCACAGCTTGTAGTTCATCCAAGGTTACGTGTCCGTATTCTACCATGTCATAGCATCTACGGAAGTCACTATTGTCTTTGGGAATATTCAAATCTTTCTTTCGTTTTACCCCCATCAATGCACTCCACATAGTCATTGAAGAGCCACCTGTATCACAAGTGGCTATCCACTCTATCATTCTTTGCTTGTTCATTTTCTTTTATATTAATCATGCTAAGTCGCTTTATTAGCTCTTCACATGCTTCTTTAGTTAAGATGCAATTCTTGAAATCTTTAATACCAGTAACCTTTTCACGAATAGCAGCATTCGTGTCGTACACTTCTTGTAGTTTTTTCTGAAACTCAATTACGTCTTCGTTGGTGAGTTTACCTTTCTTCTCAACAATCTTGTTTGTTATATTCTTATAAACACATTCGAGTTCAATACATAAACGAGTTTCTAACTCCATCATTATTGCGTGTACAAAAGTATCATAAAGTCTTTCCATCTTGTATTTCCTCCAAAAGTCTTTTGATTTCCTCGTTATCTTTATTCTCAATGCGAGCCTTTAAGATACTCTTGAAAGCGGCATCCATTGCCTCGTATCTGCCTAAATACTCCTTGCCATCCGTATGACACAAGCCTTCCTCTACACGCCATGATGTAGTTTGCCAACAGAACTTTCCTTTCGAGACATTTGCGACACAAATATAATAACCGAAATGCTCTAAAAGCCAATCAAGCACCATATCATAGCTTGGAGCGGATATTGCCGGATGCTTACTACTCAACTTTAATGCAGCAGAAAACTCAATATTGGATTTCTCCCACTCGGAATTGGAGTAAGCAATATAACTGCCGTAATGCTCACTATATTTTCCACCCTTACGAATACCACCCTTTGCTGTCCAAGGGCTGGCGTAAGCCCAAAATTCGGCTATCTTCTCATTGTAGCCAACCTCCTTCAGAAGCTTGGCTATCTCAAAAGGAACTACCTTTGGTTTTACCGTATGCCTATTTGCCATTTTTCACCCTTTCTAAACTGAACCCGATTCTGACTTATCTAATTCATCAATCGCCTGTCTAAGCAAAGGAAGTATCTTATCCAAATCATCGAAATTCGGTACGACTTCATTCACTCGCAAGATTGCTTGACCTAGCAAACTCTTAATCTTTTTTCTGTCCATTGCTCTCGGCTTGTTTCTCTAAGTCTTTTAAATCAACCTTCTCAAACCGAGGAACCGGCTTACCATCTACCTCAACATTACCAAAGAACATATCCTTTGGTCGCACCCAAACTTCATGTTGTCCGCACACTGCTTGATACGCAACCTTAGCTTCAGAAGTCTCGCTATCAGTAACCTCACCAAGGTACTCATAGAAATTACCCTTGTAGTGTCGGTAAATCGGCTTATTGAATCCACCATGCAGCCAATCGGCTTTGTCCTTGATTTCCACGTACTCCCTTACCGCATCACACTTACAGGACTTACTCAGCTCTTCTACCCAATCAAAGAAAGCTTGTTTGTCCTTGACCTCTTCACTTGATACCATGAAGAGATAAGTGCAAAGAAGCATCTTACCTGCATCGGTATCATATTTCTTGTTCACCTCTTCAGCTAATTGCATCATAGGTGTATCTAAGCGATAATTCCAACTCATAATCTATCCTTTCTTACTTTTTAAATTTGCCAAGTCCTCTTTCAAACGTAGATGGAAATTATCTTCTCCATCATCACCGGAAAGAAGCCAATCAATTCTTTGGGCATAAACCTGAGCTTTCTTCAGAAGTTCAATACCCTTTTTGAATTCCTTGATAGTCTCTTTAGATAAGCCATATCTATTAGGCATCGTATGATGATGCTTTCTAACATACTTGTCTTCATCCTCCTCCAACCATCGGTCTTCGAGAAAGCATCTTTCGTCTTCCTCATCCAATGGATGACCATCAATATAATCTTCTATCTTTGTATATATGTCAGCAATCCTATACTGAGCATAATCAAAACGTCCACCACTCATAATCTTCCAACTACTGGAATTTGAACTTATTTCAGCACACTCAATCTTGCTTCTAGCTGTTGGATGATGTTATCTATTGTCTTACCCTTATAGTCAACAGCAATATCCTCCAACACTTCAATCTGAGCCGCAATCTTAATTCTATCTCTTATTAATGTCATAATCAAACTTGTTTCTTATGATGCCGTGCTTGCAAAGTTGTAATGCACAATATATACATAACCACCATACATCTTTCCAATAGTTACTTCAACGTAATCAAAGATGATGTCGCCATCCACCTTGTAAGAAACCAAAGGCCCAGTAGGGAATGCGTTGTGCTCTGTATAGTAACGATACACTTCTTGTGATAGTAACTGCTTGAATACATCAACCTCACCGTCCTTTGAAAAAACACCCTTAAACTCATCTTCATTGTCGATTGCAACAACTACTCCAAGTTCTTTTCTTACACATACACCTTCGTTTGTACCACTTTGCTCATTATACAAGACTGGTAATGTGTAAACACCTCTCGATTCTTCCATATGCTTATTCTTAATTTGTATTTTTATTTTACCCTTCCACTTTCTTGCATTGAGCTAAATCTATTGCATACGCCCAACGCTTAGGCACAAAAGACATCGTAGGCTCAAATCTATTTGCACGTTCAACACATACATCTTGCGTCCGGTAAATCAATCCGTCTGAGCCTTTTACCTGTAACTCAACTAGAATAGTGTGGTCTAGCATCGGGAACTTATCAATATCATGCCAGACTTCACCACCTTCAATGAAGGAAGGCTTAATATGATTAATCTTTTTTGCCATCACTTACCACATATAAAATGGTTTGACTTATATTCTCTAGTTATGGTCTCACGGCTACCAAAGCACCATAAGTCCCTGGATTGTTCCTTGTGCAACCTTGATGACTTAATATAATAGCCATTGTTGACATCATAATGCTTACGTACCATGATATTGTCGTTTACCACTCCGACCTCATCATCCATAATTACATAGAACATTCGACCATCACTAAATGCTTTCAAGCCTTTGTACACTCCATTAGAGACAACCATCTTTTCATAGCCATTCGCTCGCCAATTGGCATAATCCCAGATGGTTTCCAAACCATCATCATTCAGAAGATTATTGTCCGTAATAACCTTGCCAATTACCTTGAATTTGCCGTCTTGCATCATTGCCTCAACGACAAATTCATCGGCAGCGTTGAAATCGCTAATCTCTATGAGTCTCATAATACTTATGCTTAATATTCTCGTAAATCACCCTCTTTGCAGCCTTTGCTCTTCTGTTATTATCAGAAAAGACATCATCATACAAAGACATATCTTCACTCTCAAAAGCCACATGCTCACCTTTGTAGCAAGCATCAAAGCGGCATCCTTTTTCGGACTTAGCCGCAGTAAACTTTATCTTACCAAACTTAATCTGCATAAGCTCTATCCAAGAAAATAAATTAATGATACTATTTCAAGAGCAAATAAAAACGCTAACGCATTCTCAATTGTGAATACCTTTTTCATTGTTTCAATACAGTTTTACGTGTGTCTCACGTTCTAAATTTATATTGTAAGGGGATTTCATATCCCCTTTGTTGTTCTTACTTCAAAACTCGATAAGTTTTATCGAAATCATTAAAACTCTTCAAGTAACCTTTCTCTGTCAAAGAGTTTAAAATTTCTTTCAACTCATCCTTGGTATTATCCAAATCGAAATCATACAAATCTTCAAAAGTAAAGTACTTGTTACCTCCGATTACATCAGCCATCACTCCGATGTTGCCATAAACCATTGTCTCTTTCTTACTCAATCTAGTATTCATAACGAATCACAGTTTTTACGGTGTGTCTCACCTTTTAAAATTAGTAACCTTGTTTCTTAATTACGATGCAAAGATACAAAGAATATTTGAAACATGCAAATTATTTAATGTATTTCTTTTATATTTTAACGCTTATTATATATGTAGACACAAAATTAACTTTCTGTAGCAGAAAAAGCCAAAGAATCCACCATTTCGTTATACATATTACCTTTATGAGCCTTAACCCAATGGTGACATACTCCCTCGCTATTGGCAAGGAATTGTTGGGTGACTAACATGGTTGCGCCCTTGCGAGTGCTTAGGTGACTTACTACCACTCCCCAATTCGGCAATGCCCTGCCGAAGTATATTCTCAGCTGCGAAGAGGTCTCTAGGATGAACCGCACCACAACTAGGACAAGTCCAAACCCTATCACCCAATGACAGCTTATCATTCTTATAACCACAAGTACAAAGGCGGCTCGATGGGAAGAAGCGGTCTATCTTATGAACCTTAACGCCATACTTCTTCGCAACGTGCTCCAACTTTAAGACAAAATCAGCGTGTGCCAAGTCAGACATCTTTCGTCCCCAACGCTTTGTCATTCCCTCCAAGTTCAAATCCTCCAAACAAATCAAGTCGTAACGCTTACATAATTCGTGAGCCAACTTCCACTGGAAATCGGAACGCTTATTCACGATGTTTCGATACAATCGCTCCAACTCCAGCTTCTTGCGTTTGCGGTTGTTGCTGCCCTTCTTGCACTTCGAGAAGTTGCGAGACCTGCGCCTAAGCTCCTGCAAATCCTCCTTTAGGAACAGAGGATTATCAATCTCACGCCCATCGCTCAAAGTCATGTACTTCTTCAATCCAAAGTCGATGCCCACGGATGCACCATCGTGTGACTTTCCGTAAGGCTCGGCTTGCTTGTCTAAGCAAAGGATAATGAAGTATTCGCCCAGCTTGTTGCGCTTGATTGTCACCCTCTTGACCTTGCCATCGTAGGGACGGCTCAGAGAGAACTTGAAGGATTTCTTAATACTGCTAATAGTCAAACAATTATCTTTTAAAGAATATCCGTTTTGTTTATATACTATTGATGAAAAATCTATAGCTTTCTTAAATTTTGGTGGACGCTTCGCATCATGCTTAAAAAAACGCTTATAGGCTATATCTAAACGTTCCAATATCTCTTGAACTGTTTGAGCACACAACAAATTGCGTTTAATGCGCTTTGCTTGATGCTTTTGCATATCATGCAACTTGATATACTTATGATATAACTTATAGTATCTCTTCTGCAAGGCGAGAGCGTGATTCCAAACATAGCAAGCCTCTCGGAACATCTTATCCAAATGCTTCGTCTTCTTCGTCCGATATAGCTTGTACTTGTATGAAATCATATCCCTTATTTTTAAACAGTTTTTAATTGGTGTGTCTCACCGAAATCCACTTGCAAAGATACTAAATTTCTTCCATATATGCAAGGGAATTGGCAAGAACTTTCACCGAAAATTATACCTTGTTTCTTTACGCTACCATTGATAGCATTTCTTTAGATTGCATCTGAATCCATTGGCAACCATACTTGCGGAAAAAGATGTTCGAATCGAACCGCTTGCCATCCACGATAATGTAATTACCCTTACACTCAAACTTGTGGTTTCTTGTCAAAGGTACTAACAGGTACACCACCATATTCTCTTTGTTAAGCACCAAGGTTAAATCAGTGCCTAATACATGTGAAATAGTTTCACGCTCATTGTCGCTCAACACGCCAAACTTCTCGTTGTAGCTCACGTAAAGAGCACTCATCAAATTCTTATCCATATCGTTTCTAACTTTAAATCCAAAATATAATATATGTGCAGTTTAACGTGTGCGCTCACTTATCTAACTCTTAGGCAGCAACCTTGATAAAGTTGAAGAACTTCATTTGTCGCCAAGCCTTTTTCTCAACGTCCCAGTACTTAACGCAGTCCTTACAAGCATAACCCTTGCCATTTGGAGTATAGTCTATCAAAGACTCCTGCAAAGTACCGAATGCCTGACGGATAGAGCCATCCACCTTCTGAAAGTAGAACTCGACAACTCTCTTCTTCATCGCCAGCTTCAACTTCAATACTGCCCAAGCTTGCTTCAAGCACTCTGACCAGCTCATTGTTGCTGATTTCAACTCAAAGGCTCTGTGTGCCATTGCCATCACCTCTCTCATCATATTCTTGAATGAATTAGCCATAATCAACTAAACGGTTTTACGAGTGCCACTCGGCTGCATTGCAGCATCTAAATGTTATTGTTTCTTGTTTACGTTTGCAAAGATAAACCTATTTTCTTAATTTACAAAATAAAAATCAAACTATTTTCTTAATTTAACCTTTATTAGTAAAGAAAATAGGTTTATTTGCGCATTTTTGCTTATCTTTGCCGAAAAAATAAGATTATGGATATAAAATTACGAATTAAAGACATCTTAAAGGAGAAAGGGATTTCTTCTAAAGAACTTGCAGAAAGCCTTGGCAAAGCACCACAATATATAAGTAATATAATAAATGGTGGCAAAGGTGCATCACTTTCTACACTTAGTGAAATTGCTGATATTCTAAATGTGAATATGAGTGAATTATTTGCACCAACAAAAGAAGAGACAACAAAAACAGATTTCTTCGCCCTCTACAAGCAAGGCGACAAGTGCCAGTACACATCTTCTATAATAGAGGCAGAAGAGATCTTGCAAAAAATAAAGGAGGGGAAATAAAGTTCCTCTCCTTCAAATATTCTAGATTAAACCTCGTTCCTTGAACTCATTCATCAACGGTGTTGCCAAGACCTCAATATCAGGATGAGGCTTTCCGGTCGTTCCAAGACTTCTCAACTCGAAGAAATGCTTCCAATCGCTCACAAATGCGGTATGAATCAACTCCGTGTTGGTATCAAGAGGAAGTATCGTTCTCGCATCCTGTGGCTTCAAACCATCATCCTTAACCAAAGACAAGTACATCATTTCGCATACTCTATTGGCAAACCACCATTTTTCTACCGGACTCCAATGCTCATAACTACCAATGTTCTTTGCAAGGTCAACAAATGTTCCACCATCATAAGACGATGGATTAACTGCATCATCATCACCAACCCACTTTGGTTTGTTGATAGCAATCTCGCCTCCGAACTTATCCTTACTATAGTTGCAATATCTAGTGCTTTGTTCCGCTACGGAATCTACACGATGTCTGTTAGCCTCTCTACTTACCGCAATCTGAGTAGTAAAGCGGACGGTTATTCGCTTCTCATGCCATTCCGTAGGCTCGCAGATATAGTCCAAATCCTCAAACCAATTATTTTCAACTATCACTCTGTAGTTGGTTGTGATATAGTAATCGTTACCTATCTGCATCACCTTTGAATATTTGTTCTCACGATAGTGCTTGACCAATAAAGACTCCGGCACAAAAAATCCTTCTTCATAGGCTACATGGAGGTAAATCGTTCCATGCTCACACATGGCAAGATGGTTGCTGCTTACCATACGCTCAACGAAAGGCTTTGCACTGTCTTTGTCTATCTTCATACTTGACGCATAGCAAGTGCGACCGCATAACTCTATCTGCTTGTAAACTCCATCCATACCCTCACCTTGGGATAGGATTTCATATCTCGGTTCTAATATCTTCATGTCCTTATAAGTTTTGAAATTCGACCACAAAGATAACTATTATATTCCACTCTACCAAAAATTAGCACTCAGTTTAACAACACTTATCTATATTGTGAAAAACAAAAACTTTCACCATAAAAAAAAGAGGAGAGTGCATCGCGCATTCCCCTCATACTCGATTATATATCAATATTATTACTACAGTTTAATTGTGTGCCTCACCGCTTGCAAACATATCCGTCTGCTCTGATGATTTATATCCGATGATTTCCAACACCTCCCCAAACTTGTTGTCATACCACTTTGGAATGGTTTGCCCAGGCACATCCTTGTAGATGTCATTCAAAGCATACACCAAACCTTTCTCGGTGACAGAATAGTACTTGTGAACCTTGCCATTTGTACCCTTTCGGGTCTTCTCTTCCAATAAGCCAGCAGCCAATGCCAGCTTATTGAACTTGATGGCTGATAACTCAACATCACGTTCTTTCAATAATTCACTGACTGCGTGCGAAGCACCATTCGGAGCGTGGACGTAATCGGGAACCGGAACACCATAAGGCTCTGCTATCTGACTCACCAACTGCAAGCGTGCGGCATCACTATATCGCAACGAGTCCATTACCCAATTGGCAACTGTCAACTTGTCTTGCAAGAAACTTTGCTGAGGCTTCATTTGCTCGGCTTGCACCTGCTCACGATGTTTAATTTCCAACTCCTCCCAACGCAAAACCAACTTCGCTCTTGCCTCATCATTAAACTTGGTGGCAATGTAAAGACTCTCACGTTTGGTAAGGGAATAGCAAGGTCTAGTCTCTCCCTTTTGGTCTTGGTAATTAACGAGCTTAAAACCTAGCCCGTTAACCTTTATCCACGCAGCCTCCATCTTACGAATAGACTGCATAACATTCTTATGCAACTTATTTGTCATAGTTGCAATTTCCAACGAGGTGATTCTTTCTTCTCCATCACCTGTCATACCAGATTCCACAATACCCGATGGGAACACTGGCGGATTCACCATCATTCGGTTTACATTTTCTGTCATAGTAACTCCAAATTTAATTTGTTAATAATTATATTTGGCTGTGGTGGAAACGAAAAGCCCCATCCGCTAAAGTCACGAGTGCGGACAGGGCTTGTGTCAACCGTCCACTTATGTAAGGCGATGAACGGAATGACGATGCTCCACGCTTGGAGCAAATGAAAATATTTATTTTGTAAAATTATTCAAATGTCAGTCAGTCGTGCGCCTTACTTCACAACCTTGTTATTTCGGCTGCAAAGTTAATGCTATTTTCTTTAACTTGCAAACGCTTTAGTGTTTAATTTAAAACATTAACGTTTGTTTTGCTTTGGAGGACTTCTGTCTTCACCAGCACGACCAATTCTTATGGCACTTTTCTGCACATTACTTCTTCTTTCCATTGCTCACGGAATTTAATAGTTAAACTTCAAAGATAATGTGCAGTTGCTCGGGTGTGCCTCACCTTATATATTGTTACGCTACCATTAATAGCATTTCTTTTGATTGCATCTGAATCCATTGGCAAGCATCCTTTCGGAAAAAGATGTCAGAATCGAACCGCTTGCCATCCACGATAATGTGACTACAATTGCATTCGAACTTATGGTTTCGGGTCAATGGTATCAAAAGGTATGTATCACCCTCTTTCTTGTCGTACACAAGCGTCAAATCCGTGCCGATAACCTGTGATACCACCTTGTGCTCATCTGAGCTTAAAACACCAATCTTGCCATCATGCTCAACATAAAGAGCATCCATCAAATTCTTATCCATATCTCTTAAATATTTAATGTTCAAAGTCCGGTGCAGTTTAGCGTGTGCCTCACGAAATCTATTACAAGTCACACTCGTATGAGTATTGCTTTTTCAGCTTGTTCAATGCATTCTCGGTAACGTAGTAGATGTTATCGAAATACTCGCTTTTCTTGATGCTTCGGCTTTCCTTCAGCTCTACCTTGTGATTGAATGTCACTTCGTAGCGGTTTGCAATGCTTGTAATCAAGAAATCGACCTCACGCTTATGTCTGTCCAGGTCGGTCTCTTTATACTCACCACGCTTGATAAATGCGTCCTTGTTCGTCTCTTCGATGGTAGCAACCATGTTGCCTTGCATCACTATAATCTTTGCGCTCATATCTAGTTTCTTTTTAATCATTAATAACCGTGTTAAGCAACTCTAATCAAGTTGTAGTTCTTGAATTGTCTCCATTCTCCCTTGACCTCATCCCAATACTTGGTGCAGTCCTTGCAAGCGTAACCCTTGCCGTTTGGAGTGTAGTCAATGTGACTCTCCATCAAAGTGCCGAAAGCCTGACGAATCTCACCATTCATCTTCTGAAAGTAAAACTCAACGACCTGCTTCTTCATGCGAGCCTTCAGCTTGATTACCTGCCAAGCTTGCTTCAAGCATTCTGTCCAACTCATGTAAGCACCCTTAAGCTGAAATGCTCTGTGAGCCATATTCATTACTTCTCTCATCATATTCTTAAATGAATTAGCCATAATCAACTAAACGGTTTTACGAGTGCCACTCGGCTGCATAACAGCATCTAATTGTTATTGTTTCTTGTTTTCGATTGCAAAGGTAAGTAATTTTTAGATTAAAACAAAATGTTTTGGGAGAAAAATCCACTTTTTACTTTATTTTTAACCTTTGTTGTCTAATTATTACTTACTTTTTACAGATTTTAGCACATTATTACTTTATTTCTTTGTATCTTTGCACCGAATTAATCAAAATATTACTTTATGATAAAAAGCAACATTAAAAGCGAATACCTTATTAATATAAGTAAGCGCATCAAGTATTATTTAGATTTACGCCAAATGAAGGCTAAATCATTAGCAGATGCTATTGGAGTAACCGCCAATGCTATATCTCTTATTGTTAATGGCAAAACAACTCCTAGTATAGATTCTTTGCATCAAATTGCTATCGCATTAAATGTGGAAGACTGGCAACTTCTTACAGATGAGCCATTGCAAAAGATTCTACCAGAGCAGCCACTTGTTCCATCGTCACCCACATTCGTATGTCCACATTGCGGAAAACCTATAAATGTAGAAATCAATTTAAAGGAGGGTTAATAACTCTCCTTTATTTTCTTAATCTTCTTCTAAACAACAACTATCAATAAATTCATTCTCAATCTCTTCAAAAATGTTATAGTTTTTATATTCACACTTGGGTATTCTGCGACTTGATTTCCGTACACATTACGCAATATAGGTCTTCCATTCGTGCTGCCAAAAATAAAACATTCCTTACTATTCCACCGCACCATATCGAAACGTTGGAAACGAGACTTGCCTATCTTGTGCGAGGCTATGCAAGACCTACGGATGCCACCTTTCTTAGGGGTCGCTACGTGCAATGCCCTAGTATGGCGAGGAACACAACGGCACATGAAGAAAGTCCCCAACCGTATTGCGTGTACGTTTTTGGCAATACAGAAAGCATCGGCTGCATGAGTTTTCTCAATATCATTCTCTATGCGAGTGTGCTTGGTAATGTAACCATAGGTCAAGTACACATTCCCAAACTCAGCCTTGGCTCGTTCATAGACTGCCCAACGCATGATGTTCATCACCGCAGCATCTCGCAAGGAACTACCTCGCTTGATTTTTAACTCAAACTCTCCACGATGGTAAGCCTTGTGGCATGTCTCGCAAAGCGTTACGAGATTACTAGGGGAATTGCCACCTGTCTTGCGGCTCTCCAAATGGTGAACATTCAAAATAGGGTCTCTGCTCTTACCCTTGCAGTGAATGCACTTGTGCCCATCCCTTGCCAAGACGTACTCCCTCACGTTCCAAAATCCCATCTGCTCGCCTTGCTGATACTCATCACCCTTGATGTCGGGATTCTTAATCTTTTGCGCATCAAACTGAGCAACCTCTATAGTGGTCTTCGTTATTGGAAGTAACTTATGAGCCAAGCGGATAACCTTTAAGTGGCTCTCAACCTTTTGCGCAACACTAGGTGCTAGCCAACCATCTTTCCGCTTGCGGTTGTCAAAGCGAGACTTGCGATAACGTGTCTTACGGTTTCTTCTTGTTCGCCTCAACTCCCTTCTGCTTGAAAGAAGCTTGGTAACATCACTTCTTAACTCGACCTGCGCTGCAAGCAGCTCCTTCTTCTCGGAACTAGCCGAAACGCCAATGTGCTTTGAGCCAGCATCAATGCCAAGGCTCACTTCTTGCGTATAGGTGGTGCTCTCATAATCCAACTGAACGACAAACGGAACACGGCTGACTACATGAGCCTTGCCGTGGCGAAGAAGATAGCCTATCCTCCCTCCACGCTCAGTCGGCATCAATGCCTTACCTTCCTTGTTCCTAACGTAAATCATAAAAATCAATTTAAATTAATAAATAAATCTCACCTCGAAAGGTGGTTGTGCGCCCATCGCCAATGTTATAGGATGGTTTCTTGTCCGCAGCACCGCAGCTTTCGCCACTTCTAACCACGAACCGCAGAGGACAGAACTTGGACGGACATTCTGACGTGCCTATGCATTCATCCCTAACGTAGCTCCCTAAGTCCATTCGGGGCTGAGGCTAATCCGCTCCGGACGATTGAATGGATAATCGCTGTAGTCAATTAATGACTTCCGAAACTTGAATAAATGTAGTAGCCATAATCTTTCAATTTTAAAGGGTTGAACAAAATGCTACTTGCAAATTCCAATACTCTCACGAAGGAAACTCTTTGCCTCGGTATTGCTCATCTGCAACTTCTTCTCGATGAGGTTAATCATCTTGTTTGTGTCCTCCTGTGTGTTGAGGTTGTTGCTGACGAACTCAACCATGATGAACTTCTGTATCATATTCTTTCTAACCATTGAAGTAGTCATATTGCTATACCGTTTTACGAGTGCCGACTCGGAGGTGCAACCTCAGCTAAATTAATAATGTTATTGTGACCTTTGTTTCTTAATCACAATGCAAAGGTAACATATTTACGTTACACTACCAAATATTTAGAAAGAAAATGTAACGTATTTAAGTTAATTAACAGATATTCGTTTGTAACGTACTATTCTTTAAACTTTGTTAATACTTTTACGTATATATGCTACATTTCAAATATTATTCTTATCTTTGCAAGAAAATAACAATGTAACGTATTACGTATTATGAGATTTAAAGATGTTCTTAATAAATATGGTGTAACGCAACAAGACATAGCAGACCGGATGGGTATGAATAGAGTTTCAGTTTCTCGTTTACTTAGCGAGAAAAACGACTTGCGTATATCAACTATCGAAAAAATAGCAAACGCTATAGGCTGTCCTGTAGCAGAATTGTTTGATAAGCAGAACAAAGTAGATGCAACAAGTGATTTCATCGCCCTTATAAAACAAGGTGGTGAGTTGTATTCCGCATCTTCAATTGCTGAGGCTAGGGACGTGCTGGACAAGTTGGAATGTGTTAAGTAACGTAAGGAACATTCCTTGCAAGTATTAATAATTAAAACTTTTACGGCTATGAATGATTTTTTCAATTTGAGAGGTACAGCGGTATTCCGTGTTCTCTCGTTAATTAGTACAGTAGCACTATGGTTAACTATCTTATTGTTTGCCATCGGCTTGATGATGGGCTTCTTTGGAGAGCAGGAGACGAAGGCGATAGGATGGGCAACGGTTGGATTCTCAATCTCTTCCTTTATCTCTTGCCTATTCATGTTCGGCTTCTGCTACCTGATTAAGATAGCTAAGTCTTACGACAAGGACAAACAAGAGGATAATAAGGAAATAGTATTCCAATACAAGGGTTACAAAGGCACTTTCACAAAGGATGACAATACTGGAAGGTTTGATGGCCACATCATCGGGACAAGCTATTCCTACTCTGGCTACAGCCTTTCAGAGACAGAACTTGCATTTCAAGCGAGAGTTGACGAATTACTGGAAGAAAAGAAACTATAAAAAAGAAAGAGGAGCGCATCATACGTTCCTCTTCTTTGTTTACAATCTACTCATCTTGTCTTTTAATTCGTGAATATCATTGAATGCTTGCAGCATAGGCTTATGCCATCGCTCTTGTCGCTCATCAATCGACTGCAAGTACATCAAGCTTTGTGCAAGGATAGTCCTACCCTCATCAACCGCTAACCAAATGTTACCTACATTACCCATAATAGTATTCACGCTAGCCGTTAATAAGCTACCCTCTGTACCACCATCACGAGCCGCAATAGCATCCAACTTGGTATTTATGAGCTTTGCTTCCTCATACGTTCCCTCTGTGGCGATCTGCACCGCAGTGAAACGACCATTCAACTCTTCTCCTGTATCTTGGCTCATTGATTCAAAAGAACCGGAAGAAGCGGACTGCTCGTAAGATTGCTTGTAACCCGTAATATCAGCAATATTATCACGAATAGCCAAACCCTCTTGAACTATCTTGTCATACTCTTCTTTAAGATTATTCAATTCGGTTGGCGTGAGCTGCCTTCCTCCATTCTCCTTCATCTTGTTTGCCCAGCTCTCATAAAGAGGCTTAAGCTTTTTATTCATAAGGTCTCCCAAAGCGAAGTTAAGCATCGACTGGTTGAGCATTGTAGTGAAGTCATTAGAAAAATCCTTTGCAGACTTACTCATATCCATAAGATTGTTTATGAAGTCACTCTTCATCGAATCAAAGGTTGTTTGAGTCAAATTCTCATTGATTTGCTCCGTCAACTCCTCTAGTTTTCCCGCCAGTTCTGTATATTGCTCCCAATATTCCGTCTTATCATACTTACCTTGGTCGGTCATGTTCTTCCATACATCCGCATTATGTGTACGAATGTCAACCATCTGCTCTGGAGTGAGCTTATATATATCCTCCAAGGAATTAACCTTGTTTATCGAAGAATTGGTATAACCGCCTCTGACTGCCGATTGCTGTGCCAAAGTCTTATTGATTGCCGCATAATCTTGTGCAGAAAGATTCCAATAATAAGCATTTGAATGGTGTGCCCCATGATACCCCATCTGTGTTTTGAGAATATCCATCGTTTGGGTATTAACCTGCTTTTGGGCATCATAAGCAGCATTATAATTGCTGACTGCCGTATAACCGGAAGACTTGTCGATAGAATCCTTTAACTTATCAATAGAATACATCAATCTGTCATTGCTCTCGGTCAGCTCTTCTGTTTTCTTCGCAACTTCTGCACCATTACCTCCGCCAATACCGAACATCTTGCCCAACGAGCCAATGGTTTTTATTCCATTCATAGCCGCACCTATGTAGTTTCCGCTTGCAAAATCAGAAAAGGCTTGTGTTCCACTGTTCAATGCATCCATTCCGTTATTCACGGCTTTACCAAAGCCTGTGTTTCCGAGACCCAAAGCATCGACTAACCCAGGAAGGTCTTTCAGCTTCTCTTGGATTTTCCTCAAGCCTTCAGCCCATTCCTCTATAGTATCATGCAAGCTCTTCTTTGCAGCATCCTGCTTTACCTTGGCTTCTTCCTGTGCCTTTCCGACTTCCTTCGTAGCCTTTCCGACCTTAACCTCTGAAACCGCCAAATCATCAAAAAGCTTACGTAACTTCTCCGTTTGGCTTACACTGAGATTCTTGGTAGAACCCATAAGTTTGTCCTTATTGGCAGAAGTGATATTACTGGTATCTATGTTAACCCCACTTTCAGCAAACACGCCTTGGATTTTTCTCCTTTGGCTCATATTATCAGCCTTGGCATCAAACTCCCCCTTTCTAGCTTGTGCCAATCGGTCTTGCGCATCCTTCGCCTCATCAATAAGCCTACGGTGTTCACGGACTGCATCATTAACCAATCCCCATCTATCCTTCTGCTCGGAAATCGCATCATCAATCTTGTAGATTTGGTCAGATACGGTTTTCATGTCATCAATTTCCAACGTACCCGAACCAAGCAACTCCTTCATCTTCTTGCGAAGGTCTTCAAGATAAGGAATACTCAATCGGTTCATATCCTGAAAGACAACATCCCAATTGATAGAATCCTTGAAATCCGAAAAATTCAACTTCTTCAACTGGTCGCTCATCTCCATTTCCGCACTCGCTGCGCCAAAAGTATCCCCCTTTTCTCTTGCAAGGTCTATCTTGTCGGCATATTCTTTCAAGATAGCATAACGCTGCTGTTCCAAGCTACCATACTGCTTCATGAAATCCAACATATCCTTTATCTCCGCTTGCTGGATTTCCTTCAGCTTTAATTGTCTCTGTTTCTCAATCAAGGCAATTTGGTCTTCAGAGTCCTGTCCAATGGTCTTTCCTAGATGATTACCTTTGTCGTCAACCATTTGTGTGCCCAATACCTCTTTGCGGTATTCTGCATCGGACTTACCCTGTTTCCACATGCTGGCTTTACGACCTTTTCCCGAATTTACCCATACGATTTGGTCTTTCTTCTTCTTAGCCTCAACGAGTTTGTCAATCGAATCCTCTATAGCCTTTTTCTCCTTGTCTGAAGCCATGTTGATTTGAGCAATCTCCTTTTCGGTCTCATTCTTAATCAATTCCGTTCTTCGCTTTGACAACTCATCGCTAGCTTTCTCCGAATAGGATGAAATAGACTTGGAATAGTCCTCCTCAGCCTTGCGCTTATTACCAGCCCTTGTCTCGGCATCATTCCTAGCCTTTTCAGCTTCTCTAGCCGATTTTTCTCTTGCCTTCTTCTCCTTATCTATCTCCTTTTGGCTTTTCTTCGGCTTACTTTCGATGTTGTTACCTCTCGCTTGCATCATAGCTAACTCATTAGCTACCTGTTCGTAAGTTTTCCATTGTCCTCCGATATTTAAAAAATCCCCCTTCTTGTGTGTATCAAGAAAGTGTTGACGAGCAGCCATACTCGCTTTCAACTGAGACTGAGACATATTCTTAATCCATGCAGGAAGCTCACTATCATCATAGTTAACTTTAATATCAAGATGCAACTTTCTACTGCACAACTTTATTGTTTCTTGGATTTCACTATTCAAATCCTTGAAGCTCTTCTTTGCATATTGATTTTTCAAAGCTTGTTCCTCTTGCGCATAAGTCAACTTAGATGTGGCTTTTCTCGCACGTTCTGCGGCATTGACGCTATTATTTATAGAATCAACAGTACCATCCAACTCAACTTTGTTGCTAACAAGCCCATCAGTAAAGTCATTTATATCAGGAATCATCTGAGCCACCTCAGAACGGCTATGGTGCATATTTTCGAGATAAGTTCCTATTTTTACATTCAACTCCCCTTGTAATTGAGAATATTGAGCATTCAATGCGTTGTACACCTTTAAATCTCCACCACAAGCATTCATCTCCTTTCGCAGTTCAGCTAACTTGTCTATGTCATCCTGACTTATGAGACTTCGAATAGTTCCCATTTCTACATCTGACAACTTGTCGTCAATAGAATCTTTGAATGAACCGAAAGAGGAATCATTTGAAGAATTATAATTATCATAAGCCTCTTGTAATTGATTTGCACGCTCCATTTCAAGAGAACGCTTTTCAATAATACCGATAAGTTCTTCTTCATGCGCCTTTAACTCTTTAGCTTGCTCACTCATGCTTTGAGACTTCATTTTAGTCTCATCCAATTTTATTCCATATTCTTCATAAGCAGACTTCAATTCATTTATTGTGTCCTTATGGTCTTCTGCATTGCCGTTTTTAAGAACCGCGAACAAGGAACGAACCTTATTGCTAGCCTCAGCAGCCTTATTACCCATGTCTTGAGTCTTCTTAGCAACATCTTCCTCACTACTTCCAAACATCGCAAAAACAGACATAGCGGTTGTTACCAAAGTAAGGATAGTAGTTAGAGGATTTGAAAGCATTGCAGCCCACAACTCCTTCATGCTTACCGTCACGGCATTAGTCGCCCATGTTAACACATTTTGAGCTAAGGCTAACCCCTTTGTGCCAACAGATAATATAGATGTAACAAGGGAATTTCGTTCCTTTGCTCCTGTATTCACGTTCTCGGATGCAGTATTTACATTGGTAGCCGCAGTATTAGCCGTTTTTGAAGTCGAGTTTGCCGAATTAGCAATAGTTTCCGAAGAAGTAGCATTTGCATTAGCACTTTTAGCGGTTGCATTGCTAGCTTCTGAAGTCGTATTGGCTTGTGTAGCAGTAGTTGCCGCCTCTGTTATACTAATCTTACCATTCTCTATATCAATTCCTTGCTGAACAATATCCCCAATTTCATCTGCCGCAGCTCCGGTCTCTTTATAGACCTCAGTTTCATACTCTTCAGCTTCTGCTAACTTTTCAGTCGTAGTTTGAAGCTCCTGTTGGATAGCCTTACGCTTTGCGTTAGAACTTTCGTATTCCTCATCCGCTTGCTGACGCTTTTGTATCAGCTCTTCCAATTTCGCTTGTTCAGCCTCGTATTGAACTATTGAACTATTTTCGTTATCCGAAAAAGAATCCTCATAGCCACCAAATGAAGTCGTATCAACCGCCCCATTATCATAGACCAATTCCTTTTCTTTCTGCTCTATGATTTGCTGCTGCTTTTTTATTTCCTCATCAAGCTGAGCAAGGACTACTCTCTTTTCACGAGCCTCATCCATCGCTTTGTCGTAACTCTCTTGCTGCAAATCTACTTTCTTCTGTAAGGCGTTAGTTTCCAAAAGAGCCTTACCATAAGCGGTTTCATTTGCCTTGGCTATTTTTTGTTTAAGGTCAGCCTCAGCCTTTGCTTGTTCCGCAGCCTTATTTGCAGCAGCAATGTCGGCTTCTTGCGATCTTTTTGCACGCAACTCTTCTTCTGCGGCTTCCTTGGCATTTACCGCATTTTGCCATTGGAGTTGTTCTTTCTCCGCAAGTCTTGTCTGCTCAACCAAGAGGTCACGCTTCAACTGGAGTTGTTTAGCCATTTCTTCACTAATCAACCCCTCAGATTTCGCTAATTCTATCTGCTTAGATATGCGTTTCTCCGTTTCATCATCACCGATATTTTCGGTATCGGACAAAGCATTCCCCAACTCATTATAACGGCTTGCCTTATAATCTTTTGTATCTTTTCCGTTAAGATGTCGGTAATCATTTTCCATTTCCTTGAACTGAGCCATTTTCTCATCAAGTCCCTTGGAAAGTTCCAAAGCCTCCATCTGTTCCTTAGCAGCAGATTGTTGCTGAGTGACAAGCATATCACGTTTAAGTTGCAATTGCTCTGCCATTTGTTGGGTAATGATGCCATCGGTCTGAGCCTCCTTAATTTTAAGAGATACAAGTTCCTCAGCCTTATCCGTACCCAACATATCGGTATTAGCTACCGCCTTATTCAAATCCGAAAGTCTTTGGCTCTTATATTCTGAAGTATCTTTTCCGGTATAGGAATGGTATAATTCGGCTTCATCTTTGTACGCTTTTATTTTTTCGTCAAGATTACTTGCAATACCATCAAGTGTAGCTTGGTTCTGAGCTTTTTGAATGGATGCTGCCGCCATCAATCCAGCTTTGTAAGTTCCAACCATAACAGCTGCACTTCCTATCGTTTTAACCAAAGTCTGCCAATTATCAACCAAAGACGAAATCAAATCTAAGCCTGTGCCAAATATTCCTTGTGACTTCTTGCCAAGTTCGTTAAACATCTGGTCAACGCTATCGCCTATGTTAGACCATTTGCCTTGCAAGGTTGTGGATTGTTTTTCCATCAGTCCGCCAAACTTGCCGCCCTCTTCGGTCATGTTGATGATAGCTTTCTTCACCAAATCAGCCCCAACCTTTCCATCGGTAACCGCTTGCTGAACCTCTTGGGTTGTCTTGCCCATGATTTTGCCAAGCTCCTCAGCCATCGGGATGCCCCTGCCCATAAACTGACGCAAGTCCATCGTGTACATGCGGCCTTGGCTCATTGTCGTACCATACAAATACACCAAATCGTTCAACGGAACGTTCAGACCTGCCGAAATATCTCCAAGATGAACAAGAATATCATTAACCTCATTTGCAGCCGTACCATAAGCCAACAACTGCTTTGCCCCATTCGTTATCGAACTCATGTCGAAAGGAGTCTTCGCAGCCGTTTGAACAAGTTGATTCATTAACGCTCCCGCTCTCTGCTCACTGCCCAACATCGTTGTAAAAGAAATTTCCAGTTGTTGGAATTGTGAGCGGACATTAAAGATGTGTTCTGCCAATTGTTCAAACCCCAGGCCACCTACGAGGCTCATTGCTAATTGCTTTGCATCACCACCGAGACGATTAAATAAAGATGTTGCACCCTCACCGACAGTAGGAATTTTCTTCATTTCCTCAATCATTCCGGCAAAGGCATCAGTCATCACCTTCACGTTATCAGTAGTTGCATTCGAAGAACCTGAATAGCGGACATACTCTGCTTGCATGTTTTGCAATTCGATTCTTGCCTGCTTACCTAATCCGGTTAGATTCTCATAACGCCTTTTCTCATCATTGAGTATAGTGGAATTTTCGCTTATATCACGATTAAGGATTGTTGAAGTGCCAATATCTAAGCCTCCTTTACGAAGTTTAGACTGTATCTTTGCAATCTCAGAAGAAAGTCTTTCAATCTTTCGCTTAGATGCGTCTGCTTGCAGCTCGAAAGAATAAACCTCTCTTGTAAGATTCTGCATTTTCTTGGCATAATCACTACTCATCACCAAAGCGTAGCGAGACATTGCGGAACTAAGCTCTGTCACCTTTTGCTTTTGCTCTGCATATTTGTCCGTAAGGTCTTGAACCACCGCCTTATCTGTCGCCTTTGTTGTTTTCAACAACTCACCACGCAATCTTTCAAGTTCTTGCTTGGCTAGCCTTATTTGGTCGAAATTCGCTTTGATATTAAATTCTAACTGTGCCATCCTTATACGTTTTTCTTGGCAAAATTAGCTAATAATCAAAGGAATAGCGAAAGAATTAATGTGTGCTATTTCACAAAAAATTTAAGTGCAAAAATAAAGGTCTATATACAAAAAAAGCCTTCCACATTCACATGCAGAAGGCTCTGAGTTCTTTATCTATTGGTAACAATGAAGCCACACGCCTAAAAGGTTGCGGCCACCAAATCTTTTTTTATTTCATTCATACAATGTGACAAACGTTCATAAGTTTTCTCGCCAGCTTGTTTTATGCCTTTACTATACTGACGCATCAATGAAGGATTGATACCTGCTCGTTTTGCAATCTCTGACACATTGAGGAAAGAGAAATAATTAAAGAAAGATTGCAAGTCATACTTGTATTCAAATTCAACGTCAGGGAACACTTCTCCATTCTCTTTTGCATCCACTTTTGCCAACGCCAAACAATCCATTAAGTCTTGCTTCGCAGCGGCAACCGTTTCTCCACAAGAGTTTAAGCCAACCTTACCTATGCCATCTTCGGTATGACACCAAAAAGACCCATCCTTGGCTTGTTCTACAATAACTTTAATCTTCTTCATATATATATTCATTTATCTTCTTAACAAAAAAAAGAGTCCTTTAAGCAATGAAGAGAGAAAGGTGGGGATTACTCCCCAACCAATTCTCTTAGAATACTATGAGCGGTGCCTGTGGCGACCTCTCTAGCGTGTCTTGGCACGAATTGAGACTTTCCCGTTTTAGGATTAGTCCATTTTTCATGTCCCGAACCTTGTCGAGACAGGAAGCATCCCGCTTCTCTCAGTCTCTTAATCAATTCGCTTTTCTTCATTGTTACAAGAACTCTTTTGTCCTTAAGACATTGCAAAGATATAACTTTTTTGTTATATAGCCAAATTTTATGGTAACATTTTTGTTATATTAACCACAATTAACAAAAAAAGAGCCACCCTAAAGGATGGCTCACTTTACTTTACTATACTAAACAGTTCTATACTGGGCTTCGCTGCACAACACTATACTGCGCTGTACTGGACAACACTTAACTAAACTGCCCTTTATTTAAAATTAGCAAATACATCACGAACCTTTGCAAGTTTCGCCAATGTATCGTAATACTTAGATTGCTCTTCCATAGGCAAAGGTCGAACATTATTTATGATGTCAGAACCTTGTTTCAACGCCTTCTTAATATCACCCATCATTTGTTCATAGCCATAATTGGCTTGCTTGTTACTAGGAACTATTTTATAGCCTTTACCCCAATCATTACGAAGACAACATTGCTTATTTTTCAACAAGTCCTCACGCAATTTATCAACCATTTCCATATATGTGAATTGCTGTAATTGGATAGCTTCTATATAAGCATCAACATTCTTATCGTAGTTCTCAAAAGACAACTTAGGCAACCCAAACTTCTCTTTGAGCCACTTATGAGAAATAAGTTGGTCTTCATCAAAGTTAGCAATCAACTCTTCCTCAAACTTACCCAAAACTTCTCTTGTTAGTTCTTTTACACTTTCCATTTTTATTCTCCTTTTATTAAACTTTTTGTTCTCTGCCAAGGAATCGAACCTTGATGAATACCATACAGAGATACCCTTTACTACACTAAGCTATACCAGTCTGCACTTAACTATACTAGACTTCACTTTGCCCTACAGAACTTCACTTTGCAACACCGTACTTTAAATATCTAGCTCCCCACAGAAGAATCGAACTTCCGCTAGCACCATGTGGGGAAAACCAATATTATTTTATCACTTTCGCCTCAAACTTACCATACATTGCTCGGTATGTGCCTAAATGGTATCTAAGACCAGCAACCTCGAACAACTTAACAATTTGGTCTCGGTCTAATTGACTTTCATCATACCAACAAGTGCATTCTGTACTCCACTCTGGGAATATCGCACGAGTAGCAAGAACCTTTGCGCCTCGAATACCAACGGCACGACAATCTACATAAATACCAAGCTCATAAAGTTGCTCAGGAGTTTTGTCCGCATCCTTGAACTTCAACAAGCCATCATCCATAACACCAAAAGAACGCTCAACCTTTGCACCGAGTCGAATCTCTTTGGCAGCACATTTAACGGCTTGCATGATGTGCGAACTAGGAATGTAGTATTCACCCTTTGTGTTCAGATACAAGGATGCCAAGAACCTCAATCTACATATCTCCAATTGGTCTTCTTCCGTCTTTCGTCTCTTGCTAGTCAAAGAGGAAATCGCTTTTGCGTAATCATCAAAAGGAGAAACTGTTCTCGGATTATTCAACATCAATGGACTAACACCAACCAACTTAAAACTAATTGTCTTCATACTTTTCTTTACTTTTAAAATTAGACACGGCAGTTTTACAGGTATGCCTCTTACCTTTGGGACAAAACAAAAGCCCCGCCCGCTTATTGTCGTGAGTAGCGAACGAGGCTAAAAGTATAGAAAAGTCCGAAGACTTCTAAATTTCTTCTTATCCCAGTAACCATGCTCACGACTTCACGGCTAAACCATTTCTGATTTCGTTTGCAAAGGTAAGCATAATTTCCGAAACACGCAAATTATTTAGTGTATTTCTTTATTCTTTTAAACTTTATTTTCTTTTAGAAACCTATTTTAAAGATTACACATTATTATAATTAATAACAAAGTTTAGTTTCCTCGCTAATCTGATAATTTATTAAGATTATCCTTTAAGTCTATGAAAACGTAATCCTTTGCCGTTATTTTTATAACTTTTGTTTTTGCTTTTGGGTAGTCCAACAACCCCTCTCCCCAAACATCACATAATGTCAACTTTACACGTTCGCTTCCATGCAACTCTTCAATCAAGACAGTCTTTGATATTTCATCATCAAGCTCATAGAGCTTGCTAAACAAGGAAGATACGTTTTCAGAATACTCTAAAAGCGTTCCGGTTGGTCTCTTTGTTAAAGATTTGATTTTTTCAATTATCTCTAATTCTTTTTCAAATTTTTCTACTAATTGCTTGTCTGACTCTTCGTTTTTTGCCAATAAAGACAAATCACTTGCCATTTTGTTTACGCAGCTATCCACTCTTTGAAAAGACCCAACCTTATCATAAAAAGACCATCTCCAAGACATTGCCTTAGAAAAATCATCGCAACTTACGATTTTATTACTCATGTTTATTGCCACTTCGTTTTCTATTGAGCTATTCCAATTCGTAATATAATCAGCTGTTATAAATTTTAGTCCATATATAAGGCGAATCGAAGACATACGTATATCTTTAGCCTTAGACTTGCAAATAGCAGCATTCTCTTCCTTAACTTGGTTGGAATGGTACACGTAGCCACCAATTCCGCCACCTATCACAACGATAGCTACGATGATGGCAATTATCAATTTCTTCTTCATAACTTCAATATTTTACAATATGTTTATATTATTTTCTTATTTACCTCTTAGACCCACAAGCACTTTTATGCTAACATTCAAAGACTTGTATTTTTATTACAGAAGTATTGTTATTTTACTTTTCAGCTTCATTGTACTCATAATCCCAGAGGAACAACTTGCCTTTGACGTTTCTAATCGGCTCATCGAACAATTTAGCATTCTTCAAGAACCAGTGATACTGAAAATCTTCAGCAAACGCATCCGGATAAGCCTCATGGAATTGAATATCATCCAACTCTACGCTGCCGATAATGGATGACGTTGGCAAGTCTTTGAAGTCTGGAATAACAATACCATGCTCTTGGCAATATTTCTTCATTGCGCTCTCCTGCCATCCGTCAAGTTTTTCGGGTTTGGCTTGGCTTGCATGAATAAGGAAACGACCACGGAACTTTCTATTCCAGGTTCTGTTTTCAATGGTCTTGCAGCCGATAGCGATTAACCAAGCATACGGCTGGCGAATAGATAATACTTTCATAAGCTCATTGTTTTGTTGTTTACATTCGCAAAGGTAATAAAAACCTTCGAGAAATGCAAGAAAACTCTAATTTATTTTCATCTTTTCTAAAAATAATCTTGAAATAATTTGCATTCTCAGATATTTCAACACACTTTTGCTTGATGTATTCAGATAAATAACCATCAAGTATGTTTCTTCTGTACTTAAGGCGGTAAGAGGTTAGATCCTCTTCCGCCTTTTCTTTCTGATTCTGTCCCAATCCGGTTTAAGCACATCCATTGAGCCGACCATCGCCTTGTACTTGTCTCCAAGTTCACCCTCGTTCATAGATGAACGGAAAGTGTACATCTTGTATCGTTCATGCTCAGGAACATATAATCCTACCATCAAGGAACGGATACCATCCACCTCCTGCTCCGGTGCTATCAATACAAGCCCCTCGTTCATGCTTTCCAACTTGAAAATCTTTGAGGTGACAACCTCATAATAATCTAGTACATCCATATTCTTGTCTCCTATAATTAGTTTGTACGCTCAAGCACTTCAATATACTGGATAGAACTACAATCAATATATTTACGAGTAAACACTACTGTACTTCCGCTCCCAATCATAAGTGTTCTGTTCTTTGTATTGCAATTGAAAGAGGTTTCATCACCAACACTATTGAAGTCGAAACTTATCTTTGCCCCACCTACCAAGTTGATAGTTCCTCTAAGACCTTTGTCCTCGGCTTCGCCCAATATCACATTCACATGACCAGCATCCATATTCTTATCTAATCAATTGTTATAAACCTTCTTTACTAAATATACGAATGATGGAATCGCTATCAATGTAGTCACAACTTCCATCCGTATCAATTATTGTCACAAGATGCCCATCCTCGTCTAAGATAACATCATCTGTTATAGTAAACTTCTTTATATGCTTACTGAAGTTTACATGAGATACCTGTCCATTTGCAAGTGTAATCGTCACAAGGCAACCACACTCCTTCGCATCTTCTAAAATATTTTTAACAACATCAATTTTCATAGCTTTATTATTTTAATTCTTGTTCTACGATGTCGAAATTATCCCACGTTTCTCCTTCGCTGTCTGAGATATGGAAGAAAGAATCTGAGATATTGCATAGATAATCATCGCAATTCAAAACTCGCTTGTAATTCTCCAAAGTGTTCATCCCTTTGTGTCTTATCGCTTTTCTTGCCTTATCTATGGTAGAGAAGACTTCTGCGTCAACCTCCACTGCTTCACCCAATCCATGTTGGTATGAAGAAATTACTACATATAGTTTCATAGCTTAAACCTCCTTATTCCTTACGCTGCCTTAGATAACGTTTCTTTGTCAATCTCAATCCACTGAGCACCATCCTTACGGAAGAAGATTTCACTCTTGATATGCTCACCATCCACATCAATACTATTACCCTTGCAGACAAAGGTGTGGTTCTTTGTCAAAGGTACAAGAAGGTACGTTTTGCCCTCTCTCTTGCGTTCTACAAGCGTTTTATCCGTACCTAGGATAATAGATACCCTTTCGTCCTTATCGTCCTTTAGAACGCCTATTTTGTCTGTATGCTCGATATAGAGCACATTCAGAAAATTCTCATCCATTTTCTTTTGCATTAATCATTATGTTATACTTCTTCTTGTTAACACCTCGTTTAACGGCTTCAGAGAGCAAAGTCAAAGCTAATGCTTCATCCTTGACTTTCAAAGCCTTCAAGGTATCTCTTTTGACGTAGCGGCTCTCATCGACCTCACACAATGGTACGTAGCCTTTGTGCTTGAAATTTCTTCGACCAATCGCCCAAATCTCATAGCCATCCGGAAACTCGTTTGTTGTCTCGAATACATAATTGCCATCATTAAACTTTTCCATAATCAATTGTATTAAGTTCTTTACCTTATCTTTTCTTACTCCTCCCATCGGAAAGCGTTAGGGTCTTTTACGACCTTCTTACTGGCTTCGTCCCACATATAACCATCCGTAAACCATTTAGGGGCTTTACCATTGATTACTCGTTTTGCATCGGCTATGCTAGCATAGTCCGGTTCAGCAATATTATCAATGCGAACGGATACCTGACCAAATACGTCCTCCACCTTAGTAATATGATGCCCTTTGTAGAACACTTCTTTCAAACACTTAGCGATTGTCTCCATATCTCAAATACTTTAAAAGTCCTTAACTAAAGGGGTGATTAAAGGCTCACCCCTATTAAAGCCTCGCCAAACACCTTAGAACGTGTATATATCTTTATGCAACTCGCAAGAAGTTGTAAGCCTTGAATTGTCTCCATGCGCCCTTTGCTTCATCCCAATAGCGGATGCAATCTCTTGATGCTGCATGACCAGTACCATTTGGAGTGTAGTCAATGTGGCTCTGAAGGAGAGTACCAAAGGCTTGTCTTACCTCACCATTCATCTTCATAAAGAAGAACTCTACCACCTTGGTCTTCATCGCTGTCTCAAGCTTTACGACCTGCCAAGCCTGTTTCAAGCACTCAACCCAAGACATTGAACTTGATTTCAACTGATAGGCTCTATGTGCCAACTGCATTACCTTTCTCATCTTGTTCTTAATTGAAGTTGTCATATCCTCAAACCGTTTTACGAGTGCCGACTCGGCTGCATAACAGCAATTAATAGTTAAACTTTAAAGCCTTTATCTCTTAAAGACATTGCAAAGATACGATTTTATCTTATATCCCCCAAATGTTTTTGCCTAAAACTTACGATTTAATCTAATATTTAACGCTTATTTATAATAAGCGGTCGTATTTTTACAGAATTTAATACATTTATATCGTATAATTGCGTATCTTTGCACTCAAAAACATTAGATAGTATCGTATATGAATTACAAGAAAAGCAATGTGCCTCTATATATTAAAGAGGTAATGAAAGAAAAAGGCATCATGTCAAAGACCTTACAAGAGGCTCTTGGTATGGCTCAAACATCGGTATCATACATTATTAATAATAAAGCGAACCCATCGTTTGATACATTGGTACGTATTGCCGAAATCCTAGATGTGCCAATTTGGAGGCTATTCTACAAGGAGACACCAAAGGAGCTACAACCAGAGCAGCCATCCATTCCGCAATCTCCGGCTATCATCTGCCCTTATTGCGGCAAGCCTATCGAGCTGGAGATTAATGTAAAGGAGGGGAAATGATATTCCTCTCCTTTAACTCTTCTATTCTTTCTCCTTCAAAAAGCCTATACCTGCATAAACATTACCCAACTTATACCAAGACTGGTCTAAAGTCATAACATAACTACTGAAGGATTCTTCCTCAATATCAAGGGTGAAGTCTTCATCTACATCAGGCTCTCCGTGTCTTACATATCCCTTATTCGGGGTGTATAGCAATCTATGATATGAGCCGCTCTCGCAAATATAAAGTCCGCTATTACGCCAATCGGAACTCCAAAATTCCGGTTTATTCACGTAACAAAGCATTACATCACCATCGTATATAGGAATACTATGACTTCGCTCATCCTTTTCTCCAACAAACTTTTCGGTGTCAACATTGTCAGACTGACGGATAACAGATACGATGGAATAACTATTTCCAATAAAGTCCGCTATATCAACATATGTTCTTTGCTCTCTAAGGTCAAATTCCTGTTGGCTTCTCACGCCATCTTTCTCAAAGATTACAAGTATTCTTGTGTACTTATCACCAAAATTGACCATACTTAGAATCAAGCCGTTGTTCATGTAAGACGCATAAGCTTCTTTGGCTAATGTTAATACACGATCTAGATATTCCAATGGCTTGTATCTAACTAGCCAAGACTGACCTTTATGCATCTTTTGAAAGTACGAATACATGTTCATCGCCTCGCATTCATCTATTCCATGCTTCTTGCAGACCAACTTAAACTTATCCGGATAAACACTAGTTACAAGTCTATCCAATTCGTCCATAGCTTGCATGGCTTTCAAATAATCATTTGCTTCCATTTTACTAATCTTTAAGTTTCTCAATTATATAACCACGACCTGTATAGGTACAAGACAAGCCGATATACACTAGGTGATGCAAAAGCCACCATTCCTCAGTGAACGGCAATCTATCACACTTCACAAACTCATCTTCATCCTCAAAATCGGATGCCTTTTCCAATATTTCTTCCTTTGTCATTGCTTATATTGTTTATTCTAAAATCTATCAAACACACCATCCACAACGACCAACGCACAACTCACATTCTAGTTCATTACAGATGTCATAATATTCTTTATCCGTTATATTATAGCGGTTTAGTACTTCCTTTGTTGGAGGTTTTGAATCAAAGTGCATATCGGCACAAGCATAAGGCTCTGCGTCTTCATGATGATGGTCATATGTATCACCAAAATCATTTTGTTCAGCATCCTTTCCATTAATGGTGAATACCTCTGTACGGCAAGGTAACGCATGATGCGTTTTTATCTTTAATTCCATATCTTAATATATTTAAACTACTATTCAAAACTAAAAATTATACAATGCTCTCTTAAGTTTAATCCTAAGTTCTTCCATCATTTGCAACACTTTATCATAAGAATCGTAATATCGCCCGTAATTATTGTAATTAGACCTATTTACGCAATGTAGCCCGACAATAAGTAAATCCAGCTCATCATCAGTCAAGGAAACTTTTTTCATAAGCTTACTTCTTTTGATTAAAATACTTTTCCAACTCTCGAAGAATGAACAGTCCTCCTATCTTGAAAGACTGCTCAATCACTACTCGATGTTCCTTAAATTCTTTTTGACTTCTTGAAAACCGAAACGCCTCGTTCTCTAATACAAGTACAAACTTATTAAATTCTGCATCGGTCATTTGCCATCACCTCCTTCCTTTGAGAATAAATCATCAATACAGAGCCACCCGTCTATAGGCATTTTCTCAACAAATCCTTTCCAAGACTTGAATTCTTTGACTTGGGCTAATGAATAATAGTTGCCTACACTATAGTGCAGCAATATCCATTCATCATATCCTTCTGGCTCCTTATTTGTTTGATGCCACAAGTCCTTCAAGAATTCATTGATAGCCCAGCGAGCACCTTCCATGAAACTATCAGAAGCAGTAGGCTCTTCATGGTTACTACTGAGCCATCTACTGTGTTGCATTGCTGCTTCTTTTACTTTCTTATCGTCTATCATAACTATTACTATATTAAAAAGGTAAATATGGACGTTCAAGAAAACTAAGTAAAACAGCATGTTCTTTATATGCGAAAGAATCTGTTCTTCCCATTCTCTCAAAGTGTTGCATTTGCCTTTTACAATGCTCTATAAGTTCTTTCTTAAAAGCTTCGTCCATAACTTACCTCCACATCTTTAGTTGTACCTAACAATGATTCATTGCCTTCGTAAGGGATGCAGAACTCCCATCTACCATTAACACATACATAGTCAAGATATTCATCTGTCTTATCTGTATGGCTAAATATATTTGCACGCCATTCCTCTGTTTTTTGATGTCTAACCAACACATTATCGAATGGTTTCAGCTCAACCTTTGGCTTCAAATCCACAATCTGTTTCTTCTCTGCATCCCAAGTCTTGCCTTTCTTTGCGAGAGCATCAAAGAGCTGCTGCTTCTCAGAGTCAGTTGCTGGGCGGAGACTATAATGAACTCTTGTATTACCATATTCAGCTTCAGTAAATTTATCGTCAGTATTATAGAAAGCATAGTAAAAAGCTCTTTCGTCTCCATCTTTATATTCACTTCTTAAGATGAAAATACAATTTGCAAAATATCTACCTTTAATTCCTTTCATAAACACAATATCCCCATCCTTGAACTCTGGCTGAGTCTTCTCAATTTCCAAGGTCTCCATGTTCAACTTGCCACCTAGTTCTTTCTCTATTTTGTGGATATATTCCTGAGCGTCTTCTTTATTTGCTTTGTTGAAGTCAGATGTTTGCATGTAGTCTTCATCCTCTTCAAAGTTCACTATACTACCACCTTCTTCCCATAGATAATACTGACCATGGAAAGTTTTGTAGGTATCATCTTTAAACCCATCGAAGATAATATGTACCTCTGCATCTTTGTTAACTAGAATGTCTCCTTTCTTCCATGCGAACTTAGACCAATCACGCATTTCCTTAGAAGGAAGGAGAATCTGTAAGCCTTCAAGCCAACATTTTTCTGTACCTAGTTTTGAATAATCAAACAAAAGAGTACTGCCTACTTCATTAGTTGATGTGCATTCTATATAAGTACCAACGTCTGTTGTGTGGACTTTATCTAACTCTACGTCTATATTGCGTAATAAGTCGTGCAACTTAGTACCTTGCGGCTTATCCTTAAGGATTGTCGCTACATTAATTTCGGTTTCCATATCTGACTTTTTTATATTCATTTATTCTTCACTAAAATATTTCTTCACAAACGCTCGTTCGGTGAGCCATTTTCCAAACCCCATTCTAAAGTAACGTTTTGGCTTGCCTTTCGCAAACCCATATTCGTCACGAGGTGTATTAACACTCATGTGTATCTTCGGAACATTATTCACCGATACGTATGCGGTTATGTATTCATCCGAGAAAGCCAAATGCTGGACTTCACGGAACTCTACACTCTTAAAGAACATTTCTTTTTTCATAAGTCTTAGCCCTTATAGATTTCATCAAGAATGCTTCTGAAATTCGGATTATCAATAACGGCTTGGGCATCTTCTTTGTTCTTGAAGTAAATAGCACCTTCGTTATAATTACCACAAGAAGTAATACCATATTCACTGGTTCGCATGATATTATGCTTATATTCATGAGAATTCCAATCCGGTTTCCAATCTCCATTATAGTACTTAGCTATAGTCATTAACCTAGCTAATGCAATTATCTTTCCTGCAAACAAGTTAGGAACTTTAATTTCGGCAGGATAAATATCTTTATCAGCTAAAGTAGATAAGACATCCGCATAGCAGATTTCCTTCTTCCTCAACTTAATAACACCAGCTTTCAAGTCACTTTTTTCAACGTCCACTTCCATTCCTTTAGGAATGTCTAGGACTATTTTGTTATCGTCTATCATAACTTATTCAACTTTCGGAAGCCCTTTCTTCCATTAAAATTAATAATCCAATAAACACCCCAATCCCCGAAGGGATGAGAAGTGTAAATCTCACCTCGAAAGGTGGTTGTGCGCCCATCGCCAATGTTATGGGGTGGTTTCTTGTCCGCAGCACCGCAGCTTTCGCCACTTTTAACCACGAACCGCAGAGGACAGAACTTGGACGGACATTCTGACGTGCCTATGCATTCATCCCTAACGTAGCTCCCTAAGTCCATTCGGGGCTGAGGCTAATCCGCTCCGGACGATTGAATGGATAATCGCTGTAACCTAATCAAAGGCTTCCGGAACTTGAATCAGGTAATTTGGCACGTATCATCCTCGTATTCTCCGCATCAATATAGACGTTTTTGTATTCCAAATCAACGCCTGAAATTTCCTTATTAAGCTTTGCTACATCCATATCTTTTCAATCTTAAAACACTACGTTGAAGTTCTCTCGGTTTTAACGGATTTTTCTTCAACATTTTATTCACTTCGTTTCGTATCTTGCGGCTTTTCCACTTCTTTGTAAGACGCATAGCCTTTAACAAACGATGGTCTCCGGCTAGCTTTCCAGCATCCTTCTTGCCACAATAATAGCCTTGCCTATAAGCCCAATATCGGGTTTTATAGACTTTCTTCATTATCTTCTTAGCTTGTCTTATTTTCATGTCAACCTCACTTTCTATGGAAAAACGTTCCATGACACCAATCGCTGCTTTCAACATACTTATGTAGTTTAGTACATCTTCCTGCAAACATACCATTAAAATGTTTGCAACGACCGCATTCCTTTGAAGTTCTCAAAATTGAACGAAACAAACTAACGTTGGCACTCGGCATATTTACCTTATTCCATCGGATAGTTGCTTTCTGATAGAGATTCTTTAATCTAGGAATGAATCTACTCTCTTTCTTGAATGTATATTTTGAATCGAAGTAACGTGTGTCCGTCCCTCTCGCCATCATATTCAAGATTTTCTTAGCTTGTCTTATCTTCATATACTACTTGTTTTTATAAATTTCACATGTCCCCTCATAAATAGTGTTATTACTATAAATGTCATTATATTGCGAAATGGAAACCAATTCGTTTGCCTTCATTTCCCGGAGAATGTCATCATACACACTTTCTATTGCTCTTCTCTTCAATTGCTCCATGCCAGATTTGTCACGGCAATAGTATTGCATTTCAAAGTGTGACATTTCAACTCTTGAATGAAGCTTAATAACTTGTGGCTTTATGTATCTAACCTCTATCTTTGGTTTGATGCCTAATTTGTCAGCTAGCCATTGCTTCCATTTTGGCTTAACATCTTCCCCGTCTAAGCAAGCAAGTAATATATAAATAAGACTAACACTTATATATAAAATTTCCATACGCTACTTCTTTTTATCTCCAAATAAGACGTGTTTTCTGTAAGGGAAGAAATAGCAACGTTCTCCTGGACACCACCAACTAGGAGCGTTCTTCATGCATCTACGACATAACGCTATATTCTTCTCAGCTTTTATGTTGCCACGTTCAAACTTTCTTCGTTCTCTTCTTGAAAGAGGAGGATAAGGATAAGTCTCTTTCTTAAACACCTTAGCAGCTAAAGCATTCAGTTTTTGAGATACTTTTTCTAATATTTTTATCATACGCTACTTCTTTCTTGTTAAACTTATCGCCTAGGTGATTCAATGGTCTTTAGAACGCAATTGGTCAAATCCTAACTTATACCAATATCTTCTTGACCACCAATAATCATTCCGGTTTTTCTAAATCTTCTTGGCTTGCCTTATTTTCATCTTGCACCTCCTTTTTTGCGTTTCGTAAATACGACAAGCATTTCTTTCCAATAGTGCTTACAGCCTTGGAATACTCATCATCATATAATGATTCATTACCATCGTATCTACTTAGATATTTCTTTCTTTTAATGTCTGCATCAACCATGATTCTAAGCTTTGCAACAATCATTTCATTACTGGTTACCTTGCCAAGAAACCATAACATATTAGTTAATGCTAACTTGTTTGGTTCATAAGTGTCAACATCAGACAATTCTGACAGCCTTCCTTGAATGTATCTCGTTAGTACCTTTTTGTAATTCATACCTTGTCCGCCTTATCGTATTTTTTGCTAACAACATAAGCTTTAAATAAATTAACAAATAGCTCGTAATTGTCAACTTTATCTAAACTCTTGAAGGCAAACATTCCTTCTTTTTCAATATAAACTACCTCATAGAGATTATCTATACCCAAAAGGTCATAGTTATCACGCACTATATCGCCTTCCCAAATTTCATTGCAGTCTTCGTCCATCATTCCTGTGAACTGACAGACTGTTTCTGGAATTACTTTGTAAGGAGTTAAATAACATCTATCATCTTCATCACTTTCTTTACGATGAATATACGCTATTCCCAGAGAGTATGTAAGTGAACCCTCTACCCATTCCCCGTTATCAAGACGCTTTGCCTTGAATTTTATGTTTTCTATTTTCATAAGCTATTATTTTAAATCACTTGCACCATCAGCAATGCCAACACTATATCTCTCGACAAACTCAGCAGAGCGTGCTGCCATTCCTTTAATCATTGCCTTTTTATGTGAGACGTTACCAGTAGTTAAAACATCAGCTTCTTCGGCAATATTATTAAACCATTTGATAATCTTTTCTCGTAACTCATCCGTTATTACATATTCTTTCATAACTATTCTCCTTTAAGTTCTACACTTTATTCACCTATCTTTTCAAAAACTAATTTTACTTTTATAGGCTCATCTTCCCATGATAAATCAATATTGTTTCTTGGGATAGTAAATCTTTTGTTTCTATGGTCTCTAGCAGTTATCTCATCATTACAATTATAATCAATACCACTTTTCCACTTACTCCAAAATCCATACCAATCATCTCGGAATGGTTTATCTTTGAACAACACTAGCTCGCCATCTTTATCACAAGCAAGCCATAAATATTTAACTTTATCACTCATATTTCTTCTTTTTAAGTTCTCTTTCACGTTTACGTCTCTCCCCTCTTGTAGGTGGTGGAACGTATGTTTTCTTCCTCAATTTTAACCTATGTAATTTTTTATTCTTCCGCACTTTCGACACTCTTCAAAATTGATTCTGCCAAATTCTTTATAGACATACTCATGGTGACAAGTTATATTTTGCTTCCACCATTTCTTTAAGAATAATATTATATCTCCTATCATAATTAATCCTCTAACTCTTTTTTAATATTGTCTAACCACACAAGAATAGCATCAATATTAACAGAAGTAGCATGCTTCTCTTGACACTTTCTTAAAAGATTCTTCTTTTCAATGATTTCATTAATTGCAGTTACTTTACTCATTGCTTATCCTCCTTACCTTTATAAAAGTCTGGAACTCTATTAACTTCCCACCAAGACATTCCTTCATCACCACAAGACTCTATCCATACTGGTTCTTTAGTATCTTTATCTTGGCAGTAGATCATACCACGAACCTCATCATGCATAAAGATAGATTCTACCTCAAAATCTAGAGATTCTAGTGTACTATATAATTTGCCCCAGTAATTCGGGTTTAATCTTTCTGCTTTAGCTATTGATGCACCCTCATCACAAAGGTCAATTTTTAGTATCTCTAGATTATTCTCTTTTACAATCTCCTGAATTGACTCTTTGATATTTACTTTACTCATTGCTTATCCTCCATAATTACTGGTTCTTCGATAATGAAATTACCTTCAATTTCAAATGGTAAAACGTTTGTAATATTTGCTCTATAAACTTTACCATCTAAAGTCTTAAATAAAGGATGAATAACAGTAGGTAAATGAGGAACACATTTATTGCAATGATGCACAACCTCAAAATGTCCATTTGAGCCATCACGCAATTTGCTTCCACAACACTCACAACTACCTATTCTATATTTAAAATATGTACGTGATAAAGCAGCCTCTTTGCCACAAATATCACACTTTCCAAATTCCATACCAGCCATATTCTCTTCTTTTACTCTTCTTAGTAATTGATAATCTTCTGCGTTTTACGAACCTTAGCGAAAAACTCACTGACTTCTTGTGAAGTTGCTTCTCTCCAGCAGCCTCCCTTCATCCAGTTGCCAATACCATTTGACTTCTGAATCATTCCGTCAGAATCCTCACCGATAATCACACCATATCCATCAGCGTTAACAAAGCCATCATGGATAAACACTTTGCCATCACCATCAACTAAGATAGTACCTGCTTTATATTCACTTAATCTCATATTCTTTTCTTTTTACCCTCTCCCTTTTACAAGAGAGGGTGATTAATTACTTACTCACAAATAATAGCGAGCTGACCACAAGCAGCTCCATTCTCAATTTCAGCCTTTGTTGCGATTGCTACTGCATAATCGTAACCCATCTTTTCCAATTGTTTCTTAATTGCATTCATACTTAGTAATCTCCTTTTCTTTAAATGATTTATAATATAATTGCTTAAAGCCTAACTTGATCAAAACATTGATGTAATCTCTATACTGTTTACTGATAAAGATTTCGTGGTTGTTGCCAACAAATCTATACCACAAATTGTCAAGAAATACATTTGTCTTGTAATGACCTTGATTGCAGTCAATGATAACCAGCTTTCCACCTACCTTCAGATACTTCTTCAAGGTTGTGAAGGTTCTCTGTAAGTCTGGGATATGATGAACAACGTTTCTTAGATAGAATACATCTACTGATTTTTCTCTTAGTCCGACAATCTCATCTTTTCCATCATACTGGAAGTCCAATTGTGGAAGGGTTGTTACATCGCAAGTTTTATATCCAGTCTTTGGATTATAGCCACTTCCGAAATCAATGCACAATTTTGTCATCATCAATATGATTGTTTCTTCTTACAAGTCCATTGTTCTTAACGGCCTTGCAGTACTTTTCCCAATCGCAGAAATTTCCAAGAGGAGTTACGATAATATCACTTCGGTTGTACTTCCCATAATTGCCAAATACTCCAAATGTATGACCATTCCACTTGTAATCGTAAAATCCATACCCGTCATCGCCAACCTTTACAGAACCTTTTGGGAGTCTTATCTCACCATATCTAGCCTGTAAATCTTCACAAACAATGCTATAGAAGCCATCTTCCAGTATTGTTTCCAACAATTGTGGATTCAAGCTTTCCTTACACTTAGGAATGTTTATTCTTGTGTTTGGAATAATCTCTTTACACTGAAGTGCCATGTCTCTACGTCTTTCGTACTGCTCGATAGAAGACACACTGATAGCAACCTCAGTTAATCCAGCATCTTTCAATGCTACGATGATGTCCTCATTAAGCAGTATTCCATTTGTAACAAGACAAATACCATCTGACGTATAGTTGCTGACTATCTTTACAATCTTTACCAAATCTGGATTGAGCAAGCTTTCGCCTCCCATGATAGTTGCTCTTTTCAGAACACCAACCTTCTTCAAAGTTTCCTCCATCTTATCACAATCCAGTCGCAATGGTGACTTAAACTTTTGGTAGCAGAAGTAACAATTTCCGTTTACTCCTGTACTTTCGTTCATGTTGCAATTCAGATTTGTAATAATCCGGTATCTAAAAATTCCCTTTTTCATACTAAATTAATTCCTTCTACTACACCAGTTCCAAGATGATTCTTTTCTGATATGTTATTCACATTAATAGGAGACAACTTCACGAAGAAATGCTCCTTATCAAACCATTTTTTCAGCTTTTCTGCATCAAAATCGGAAGTGTCAACAAGTGTAAGATTGATTGTAGTCTTCAGATTGCTTTCTGTGCGAATCTGTCCCAACTCCTTAATTGTCATTTTGTTCTTATAAGGAATCAACCAATTTCGCTTGTCATCATCAAATGAATGCAAACTAATCTGCAATGTGATATTTCCCTTAATAAACGAGAAGTCGCTTCCCTTGATACCAATTGTTGATACGTAATGATGAGTATTAGGATATTTCTCCGTAATAATGCGAATAGCCTCCTTGACTGCATCAATATTGAGGAACGGTTCGCCCATACGAGTATAGTTAATCTTAAACTCCTTGGCCTTACTTGGATCAGCACCAGCCTTACTGATAGCAAACTCAACCTGTGCAACAATTTCTTCTGCTGTAAGATTACGATAACGCTTCATGTTACCTGTTGCACAGAACTTACATCTTACTGGGCATCCACTCATTGTTGATACGCCAATCATCCAACGTTCTGTACGGTCGCCAAGCTCATTGTTGTCGAGCTTATTTTGATGTCTGCCTATTGCATCTTTGGTGTAATAAGGTAAGAACGTGTCTGTAGTTTCAACTAGAAAGCCATCTTCTAACTGAAGGCAATACACGACCCCATTTTTAAATGTTTTCTTTCTTAATTCCTTCATATTCCTTATATTTATATCCCATAAGGGATGGTTAGTTACTCTGGTGTCTTCGTTGTGTATTTATCAGATGAAATGTGCAGAAACACATTATCGCCATCCGTAAAAGTATTCTTAATATCATAAGAAACACCTTCTGCTTTGTCAAATACAAGCATTTCACAATCTCCACCCGTGATGTCAATGTAAGATTTTAAATACTCTATCAACTCACTTGCTTTCATATTACTATCTGTTAATATCCTTTCTTCAATCTTATACAATAATCAATAGCTTTGATTGCTAACCAAATAGCATGCTTCTGCTTATCGTCAATAAGATTTTTTCTAATCTCAAATAGCGTCTTCTTTGCTTCTGTTGCATTCATATTACTATTTATTTATGTCTGAAGGCGTTAACCACCTAACATATCGCTAATGTTTAAATACTTCTCTCCATCACCTAAGTTTCTTACCTCACAGAAACCTGCTTCTGAAATTGTACTATCATCGTCATATATCTTTGTGACGTGTATTTTGTCTATAGGACAACAATCATCATCACTTACCTCAAAAGCAATAGGCAAGTCTCCGTGTTTTGCCTTTATTTTCTCTAAACTTTTAACCAAATCACTTATTTTCATACTAATATCTTTTATGCCCGAAGGCGTTAAACTTCTTCTCTTTTAAGACAAGATTCGGTATATCCCGACCAGATACAAACCCAATCTCTTGCCTTACACCATCCATTATTTATTTGATGCTTACATTTCTGTTTATTCATACCTACACCTCCATTAATTGTTTTATAGCCATACAAGTAAAGCATAAGCCTATCACGAAAATAAGCAGTCCGATATGAGCATACCATAAATCTCTGCAAATTCTTATGCCTACATACATAAATGCTATGCCTATAGCTATGAATATGATTGATAATGCTGTTAACATACCTACACCTCCATTTCTGAGTTAAGTCCTAGACCAAAGAGAAGGTGCTGGAGTTGTGGAACAAACTTGGCTGGACAAAGAAACATCGAACAACATTCATTGATTATATATGCATTCTCATCCATGATTACAAGCATTCGGTGTGGAAATTCCTTGAAATATATATCGTACTTATATTCCCATCCATTCTTCTCTAGAATCTCTGGAGTGAGAGGAATCGGAACAATATTATCCTTATCAGCATATTGAATTTCTCCGTTTGGGAACTTGATTTGGTATGAGAGTACTTCATTTTCGTTTTCCGTACCAATTACCTCAACGATATATTTCTTTACACCTACATATACAGAGACCAAATCTCCTGGAATGTATTCTATATCCATACGCTTTAATCTTCGCTATTAATGAAATCCTCATACTCACCTATCGTGATTTCATTGAAATCAGGATTGCGCATCTCGGCTCGAATGCTATTATCGAAGAAGGCAAAGATACGGTCCTTGCAGCGGAGAAGCTGAGTGATGGAAAAACTACGGGAATCAGGTTCGCATAATTCCAGCTTTCTCATCAAATCCCAGAAGTTGGTTACTGGTTTGAAGGATTCGAGGACGGCTGATATTGCCTTGCCCTGCTTGCCACGTTTGTTTGGTACTACGGCGATATAATAGCCGTCCTCAAAAGTTTTGCTATCTACCTTTCTCCATACCTTTTTGTCTAGCGTATCGAAACGCTCTGATGGTAGCCAGATAGCGGTTATCTCGTACTCTCGCAGCAAACTGCGGTTAGGTTGATAGCCTTGCCACTTATCAAACTCGAAGCCTACAGCTTCTTTAACTCTTTCCATATAGGCTTGACGCTCTTTTTCTTCAGCATCAAGAATACCCTTAATGTATTCGTAAGCCTTTGTTCCTTGTTTTGCTTCGTACAACATATATCTTTACTTTTTATCCAACATTTCTTTAGCTTTATCAAATGTCTCACAACACATTTGGCAAACATCTTCAAGACTTCTTGCATCCCAATTACAATATAGTCTTCCGTAACTTTCGGTTATTACTACAACCTGTCTGTCACGGAGGATTCGCCATATCATTTTCAACTTCTGTTTCATACGCTTTACTCCTTAACTTCTTCAAAGATTACATTCTTATTATCCTTACGTAGTTTAAGATCGCATGGATATTTTCTCCAAACTTCACAAGCACTATTGCCAAAAAAGAAACAACCATAGCAAGTTTCTTCCTCGGTTTCAGTAATCTTCAAGACTACTTTTTCCCCAACTTTAAACTCTTTCATAATCAAAACGCAATTCTATAGTCCTTACCTATCAAAGTAGGTCTCTTTTTGAGGATGAACTTCTTTAATTCTTCAAAATCTATCGGGAAGAGCGCACAATATTTATACTTCAATGTGCAGACAAATCTTCCGTTGAGCATAATATCTAATACTAATGTTTTCATTACTCATCTCCTTTCTTTGGCAGTAAATCATCTTTATAAGCCCACTTATAAATACCGAACATTCTACAAGCAGCTTCCCATCCTTTACCAAAAAGGTCATCAAATCTATCAGAGTTATAGCTAGATATTTCTCGGAACTCTTTAGTATTGTTTATATATACTAAATCAAAGTTTTCCTTTGGCTCTTCACTAGCAGAATACCACAAGTTCTTTAAGAACTCTTCTTGCATCCATTTAGCACAATCCATAAAAGAGCCTATGCTAACTTTATCTCTATCTTCATCGGACAGAGTTGGATAATTTCTGTATTTATCAGCATTGCGTCTTGCAGCTTCTTCTATTTCCTTATCATCTAAAACCATTTTATTAAGCTTCATAACCATTATTACGTAGTTCATCAATTAAAATCTTAACATCTTCTATAGATTCTCTTGCGAGAGTTCGTAGATGAGTCCTGCGAACAGCTTCAGGACAAGCGCATCTATTATCATGTTCATAATCTTCCCCTCGTTGTTTTACTTTATCTCTAAACAACTCGGCAGATTTCTCATACAAAAAATCTAATTCTATTTCAGATAATTTCATAATCAAACCTCCTCTTTAAATTCGAACTAACACTACAAGCCTTTATTTCGATTATCGAAAATATGCTCACCAAAAATCTTCTTAAGTACTTTCATATACCTAATCTTTTATATCTTTAATATAGCACCACTTTGTGATGTTGTTTCTCTTTACATAATCTTTCCAATAAACAAAACAGTAAAGATAATCAGCTTCGTACTTAAGACCTCCATCGTCTCCATCATACCATTCTGTAAGAATCCATTCTTCGTAGTTTGGAGCTTCTTTTGCAGAGTACCATTTAGTCATTGTTCGCCTCCTTCCTTTGGAAGTAAATCATCAACATAAAGCCAATATTCATTGTTACTAATTACATTCTTCCAACTCATATAGTCCTTATCATAAAGTACCATTCTAATCTGATGATTATATTGTAATATATATAAAGCAGCAAATCCGTAATGATTAAATTCTTTCGGTATCTCATTAGCAGGATGCCATAAGTCCTTAAGGAACTCTTCCTTAGTTAATCTCTTTTCCATTTTTTAGTCTCCTTCACATAAAGTTTCGTTAACCTCGTCATTGTATGTGTGAGTAACCGGATTGTACTTGGAATGTATTGCATCTACCCTACCTTTCCGGTTAGTGAAATAGATAGCATTTCCTTGGTCATAAAACCTGTACACTGTTATACTATCAACAACAAACAATTTCTCGACCTTGAATTTGTCAACAGAATCCGAGATTTGGACTCTTGTACCCTTACCTTTGCAACCTACCAAAATGGCGGCAACGGAAATTATCATAATTACCTTTTTCATATCAACTTCTTTTCTTCTTGACGAATCCGTCATCCATCATACCCTAATATACTAAAGAACTCATCCATTCTTGGATTTAGATTGTTTGCCATTAACATATATGCCGGAACGGAGCGACCGATGTTGTACTCTAGCTTCAATGCATGTATCATTACTGAAGCTTGATGGCTTGAAATCTTAACCCTATCCAATCTTGAAAGTATTTCGCTCTGCGAATCTGCATTACAAAACACTTTCTTGACAAGACTTTCAATGTACTTACGCTGCTTGTCCGTCATTGCTCTTATTGTGCTCAAGAGACTCAACCAAAGCCTTCAGACCATTGAAAGAAGCATTCATCAACTCCTTGCTATCGGATGAATCAAAATACCAATTGCCAATTATCTTACTGTTGTTTTCGGCAAACATCGTAATACTCGTATGAGTATTTGAAGACGACATCAGAATAGACTCCTTTGTTCTACCCATGAGGCTAGCAATCTTTGCCAACACCTCTACATAAGCATTATTCTTTTCCACTTTCTTCTTACAGTTTTTAAGGTGTGTCTCACCTTTTTAATTAGTAACCTTGTTTCTTAATTACGATGCAAAGATACAAAGAACATTTGAAATATGCAAGTTATTTAATGTATTTCTTTTATCATTTAACACTCTATAATAATACAAACAAATAATTTGCTGACGTTAACACAAAAATCCCCACCACTACATTATTATATATAGTGATGGGGCAAACATTTAAAACAAAATAGCATTATGGATTTCTACTATTACTATCATATCAAATCATCCACATAAGCCCATTTATAGATGGCGTTTGACTTCGTGAACTTCTTCCACCATTCCTCACCTAAGAAATTCAGATGCTTGAAACGCTTGCGAACCTTGGTCAGACCGACAATGCGTCTGTTGTGCTCAGGTAATTCTTCTACCGGATGCCAAGCACTATCCTTTTGGCATTTTATTCCCAACTCCAAGGCTTGCTTGGCTATCTGCCTTGCACCTTGATTCAAGTCTATCTTATCTATCAATAATTCTAAGTCCATAATCAAATAACTTTTATGTTAACTTTGTCTTCAAAAAACGCTTCTAGCACTTCCTTGGCTTTTGCATCTGCTTCATCCAAGTCTTTGCATATGACTACTTGAACACCATAACCTATAGGGTTACGCAATTCATAACTACCATCAGCCTTAACCAACCGGAGGAAAATATCTCCACCTTTGAAGCGGTACGAATATCCTTCAGTTGCCTCGTTCCATTGTCTAACTATGTTCCTCACCGCCATAATATTTTTGCACTTTTACCAATGTAGCACTAGCACCCTCAATATAGGCTGCGATAATGACATTTCTATATAGCTCACTATTTTCCTTATCAATTCCTACCAAGCCTTCTGTTGATTTCAAAGGCTCAATTGTAAATTTATAAGCCTCCTCTACTATCCAGCTAGGAACTCCATTTGAAATCAAATTCTCACAATACTCATTCATAATTTAACCTTTTAAAATTAGTGGATGACAAGGGATTTAAACCCTTGTTGGTGTCAATACCTCCCCAGTGACCTGGTATACGGAATGTTTAATCAAGAAATCCGCTCCAAGTTTGCGAGGGTCGCATTGCTTTCAGTTGCCAATGCCACTCATCCGTTTGTCAGCGACAGATGCGAATTTGAAGACTATGCACCATTCCCAACCTTGCCCAAGGGTTTCTGTCGCTGACTTATGGGCTTGTGCCAATGGCTGTCGGCAAATTTTAAGTGTTCACATCTTACGATGCGGTATTAACTATCTCCCTGCCCAAGGGAACAACCATTAGCGATAGGCTATTTGTAGTTATAAAACTTCAAAATAAAGCCGTGTGACTCCTAGGTTTACAATCCCGCCCCCACGCTGGGCATCACACGGCTTTCAGACGTGGGTATTTGGTAGATTATGGCTTTCCTACCTCGTCTTTCTTATATCATTCCGCTGCCATCCTGCCGCCCAGTCTACCGGAGCTGCATTACAACAGTGAAAAGATGTATTCACATT